TGTTGTTCTATATCTGGGATTCTCATAAAACTCTCTTTATTTATCTAAATTTACTTTTTTATTTATTTTGTTCAAATTGCAGAAAAGTTTAAAAAGCTTCTTGATTTATATTAAATTGTAATATACATTTAATTATTGCAGTTCACTAAATAACGGAGAAATATAAATGAGCAATAAGCTGAGAGAACAATACAAAAAAGAACTCAAAGACCTAAAAGAAAAAATGTTAAAAGCAGAGTCCTTTGCTAAAAAAATACCTGTGTTTGAGGATCTAATAATTGAGAATAAATACACTGAAGATAGGGGAAGCCTTGATTTTGGAAGACAATACAAAAAAATACCTTTGGACTGGCGTATAAGGCGATTTTCCTATAAGGGGGATAGAGCTAAATATATATGCAATTATAAAGGTGAATGCAATGAGCATCTTTTTAATATCTATATCAACACCGTTAGCTTATTTGATGAGCACAATAAATTTAACCTTTACGACTACATAAAAGATGAAGATGTATTTTTCATAGATCGTTTAAATACGACTTTTTATGTTAGGGATTGCCAAATTGGAGATTTTTTAGAGAAGATAAACAATTGGTATGTTGAGGCTATAGAAAAACTTAAGGAATTTCAGAAAGATAAGAAGATTAAAGAGCTTAAGAAAGAGCTAGATAAGCTGGAGGCCCAAAATGAGCAGTGAGATTAAGAGGTATAAGATAAATCCTTGGGACTCTTTTAGGTTAAGAGAGTATGAGTCAGTAGATGGCGAATGGTGCAAATATGAGGACGTCCAAAAACTAGAAGTCAAGGTTAAGGAGTTGGAAGGATGCGACGCTAACTATCAAAGGAGGAGACACAGCGAATTAAAAAAGAATTTTGCCAAGCTAGAAAAAGAACTCGCTGAGCTTAAGGAGGCTACTAAAACAACATGGGATGTCGAAACTCAATGGGGGTTAAAATCATTCTCTAAGAAACATCAATGTGAATCTTATTGTGATTTATTAAATCTTTATGAAGATCTTAAGGAGGCTACACGCTGGCGGGATGTTAAGGAAGAGTTGCCAGAGCAATTAACCCATATTCTTGGGATGTTTGAAAATAACTTCATGCAACAAGTTTTCTGGACTTATAAAAATGGTCAAAAAAAGTGGTTTTCAGAGTTTTGTGAGTTTCAAGTAAATGACCCAAAGATGTGGCGACCATTGCCAATACTCCCAAAGGCAAAACAGGAGGGTGAGGAGTGATGTATTGCGAAAATAAAGTAGATAAAAACCCGTTCTATTTTTGGAGTGGTAAAGGGCCTAAAGATCCTGAAAGAGTGCTATGCAATAAAGAAGCGACTCACCGCTTAAATAAGGGTGGGTACAATAAGAGACTATGTAATCACTGTCTTCAATTTGATTATAAATTTTATCTGTATGACGCAGTTCCACTAGAACAATCAAAATCAAGCGGGGTGGATGATGAGTAAGTATTGTATTGAATTTACAAACCAAGATAATCACACAATTCTTTTTGGGCCATTTTATTCGCTTGACCGAGCATATAAAAAATTGGATAAATTAGTGGATAGACAATTAAAAAGTCAGCCTTGGAATAAAGCTGAGGCTGGGACAATATATCAAATAGATAATAACCTATTTGTGGCCAGTTATAAATTGAGGGAATTGCTATGAATAACCAAGAAGCAAAAATAAAGATGGCTGAGATGTGCGGGTATGAGGTAAATATTAGTGGAGGACAAATACAGATTGCTCTTGAAATGAATATAGGCGGGTATCCATGCTTTAACATATGGAATCCACAGGAAAACTTAGAGCAGGCTATGGAGGTGTTGAGAGTTTTAAGATCTAAAGGTGTCTGTTATTGCATGAGTAATGAATCATCCACTGTAGGTGTAACTCTCTTTGAAGGAGATTTTATAGATGAGGATACTGTAATTTGCAATGGCTCTGCTGGTATAAATGGAGAGTCTGAAGCCATATTCCAAGCGGTTAAGAAGTATTTAGAAAACCAGCAGGAGCGCGAAGGATGAGTTTTATTAGATCGTGTTGGATGACGGGATGCAATAAAGATTTTATGACAAGTTCACTCGATGATCATTACTGCCCATCATGTAGAAAGTTAGCCATAGAGGAAAGAATGAGAAGACAGACTATATACTCAAGTAATACAGTGAATATATGGAAGCATAAGGAGCGCGAAAAATGAAAAGTTTAGATTCTTCAACGACCACTAAAAAGTGCGCTGTATGCAACGCTTTGTTTTTAGTCGACACAGATCATCAATATCAAATAAATGAGAGATGTGATAGGTGCAAGAATTTGGTAATTATTGTGAGAAAATATTAAAATGAGCGAACTTAAGAAGATGACGGAGAGATGAGGATGGATTTTAAAGATCAAACTCATTAATGAAATTCTTGCGCATGATATTCTCAAAGTTATCTTTGTTTTTATCGTGTGCCAATGTGAGAAATGGCCTTGGAGCTATGCGTCTCCAAGATGATGATCTTTGTTCTGGAGTTTTATACTGCTGAAGATACTGAGCATATTTTGTATTAGTTCCGAAATCCATCCTATGACCGCCAACCGTAAAAGAAAGGCTTCTGTGAAGAGTTCCTGAACGCCTCTGAGGATATTCACCCTCTGCACCGGCTCTTGCAATACGGCCCTTGTAATTATACAGCCTGCCGGTTTTCCTTGTCTTCTTAAGCATTCCAGTCTTAGCAGTCTTTACAAGATCTTTTCCGATCTCACGCATTCCACGAGTAATAGCGACATCAACCCGCTTTGGATTCAATGCCTTAAGTACATCTTGGGGAACTTCCGATTTAACTGTAATTTCAAAGCTCATGCCCAATTCGCTTGTTTAGTCTTAGATCCGTTTTTGGTGCAGGAAATTTTCAGGAATCTATTTTCTTCATTGAGATTTTCAACAGTTCTGACAAGATAGTAATTATTGTTTTGCTCAATCGTGTAATTCATTTCAACGGTGTAACCGTATCGAATATAAAAAATGTGTGTTGGCGCATCATCGGTGTTCACCTGATTAAAAAACGGCCCTCCCTGCGTGGTGTCTATTCTGGCACGGCAAGAAACATATTCAGAAAAATCCATTGTGTGAGAAACTTCGGAAGGCTCAATTTTACGATTGATAATCTTAATAGGTTTCTTTAAATCGCCAATGCATATTCTATCTGCCTTTCGGGAAATTTTACGACAAGCCATTTATGCACCTATTTCAACTATTTTATATTTCCGGTAAGTTTTAAGGGATTGAGAAGGAATAGAATTAAGGTCATTACATGCGCAATCACCACGATTCTCGTACAAGAATGCAACGTGCTCCATTAACGCAATCTGAATATCGGATGGAACGCCTGCTGTAGTAGCAGAGATTCCGGCTATGAAATCAATTATAATACTTTGTGGTCTGGTGCTTTTTTGTGGAAAGTCAAAAGAGTCGATGAACTGGATTGAAGAATAAGCATCTGAGTAAACATCAAAATAATTAGTGTTGGTTACTGTCTGCTCAACTTCGTCTTCATCGTTATATTTTACCGAAGTAATTGAAACAAGTGGAGATTTCCTTAATTCATAATGACATTTCCAACAATCTCTGAAGGTTTGGAAATTTGTATACATTAAAGTTTTCTTAGAAACTGTTTCAAAGCAACTGACCGCCTGATCGACTAACAACTGTAAAATTGCGTCCTCAGATGTATCTGTTACATCCATGCGCAACCACTGTTTTAATTTAGTCAAATCAAGCGGTACTTGTCCTGAATCTACCAAGCTTACAGTTATGTAAGGACTGTTTCTTTCGTGGTAATCTTCACCATATATGTAATCTTGATAGCTCATATTGTTTTATTTCTTCGCTGGTTTGCGTCTCTTATTCGCTGGCTTAGGTTCAACCTTTGTCTCTTCCACTTCAACAACTTTGACCTCTTCGACAGATTCTTCCAAATCCTCAGCCGGTGCAGATTCTTTCTTTTCTGGTTCAGGTTCAACCTTAGTTTCATGAGATGACACTTTTCCATCCACTCTTCCAGAATCAATTAACTGTTGAAGAAGAACCGGACATTTCACTTTAGCTGAAACATCTTCACCTTCTTTAAATTCGCAAAATTCCCTATTTATATAAACTGGGAAATTAATTTTTGCCTTGTTCATTTCTTAGTACCTCTTTATTTTAAGAAAAATATACAAAAAAGACCAACACGGCAGAAAAGAGATACTGACACCGCATTGGTCTTTTAAATTACTTACCAGCTACGGCAGGATTACCAAGAGTAATAGTAGCTCCACCAACAAGGTTAGCAGAGTTATCACTTATGATTGAAACCTGTACATAACGCTTTTGCGCCACAATACCGGTAGAAACTACAGTATTTGCTGTGCTGTTAGCCGTGAAAGAGCCAATAACGAAATCGCCAGAAATCGCTGTTGCTCCACTCATGCCAGAATCATCAGATTCAGTCACGGAAAGAGTAACATCTCCAGCAGTTACCACACCTGTGATGCAATTAACCATTGCAGACTCACAACCTTGAGTGTCAATGATGATGCCAGCAGTAGTAGTATCACTTGAAATTGTCGCCGGTGCAACTGCCACTAATTCAACAGCGCTATTATAAAGATCTTGTTGCATTTTTAATGCTCCATTTTGAATTTAAGTTATCAACCCTAAGCAGTACTTAGGGCCAAATTAAAGAATCTTACTGAATTTTAAGAATCTTTGTTGCTTCAAAGTTTTTAACTTTACCGTCATTTCTGCGTCTAAGGTGAAGCTTGACAAACTTAGGATTAGTTTCATCTCTAAGAACTGAGAAACCAAGACGCTCAATGAACGTGTAAGCTTCTCTGAAGTCACCATATGCAACAGAAAGACCATTTGTAGCAACAGCATTCATATTAACTTCCCACTTGACAGGAGCGCCAAGTATAGCAAGATCAAGATTTTGACCGCTGAAGAAATTAATCTGATTGCCAACCTGAAAACGAGCATTACCGTCAACGTCAGCAAGTAGAGCAAAGAATGTTCCTCTGTTCATTACATAGCTTGCGTTTGCGTGGTAAGGATCTTTAAGAGCACTTGGAAGAAGCTGAATAACATCAGCCCACTTGATAACTCCACTAGAGCTAGAAGTGATTTGCTCAATAGTTCCGTAAGTAGTACCGGCATCATAAGTCAAGTATCCGCGTGGCTTGTCAACACCATTGCCAGAAACAATTAAATCACCAGATTCTCTTATTGAACCTTCACGAAGCTTACCAAGGATGTAAGATTCAATGTCAATGAAAGAATCTTCAAGCTGAACACGACTAAATTTCTTAGTGTAAATCTGCTCTGAAGCGTTCCATGTTACTTCTTTAAAAGCTTCTCCACCCTGATCGTCAGTAGCAGTTGCAAGCTCGTTTGAGTAATAGGAATCATCATAATCAGCCCAGTCAATGATTTCTTTCCATACGCCAGAAGAAGTAGTTACTTTTTCAACTACATCCATCAAACCACGACCGTCAAATTTCTTCTGAACGATGTTTTGGCTGTACTGAGGAACTACGAAAAAACCACCCTGAGGATCGATAACAGTATTAAGAGACTTCTGCTCGTCATTACTAAGACCGACAGCAGTTCCTTTTCTAATATACTTATCAAAGGCTGATTTGACTTCATTCATCTGCTCAAGGTCAACAGCTTCTTTGCCGTGAGTTTTAAGCATATCATTATATGATTTAAGATCCATTTCAAGAGCGTCTTTAGCGTTCTTTTCTTGAGTCTTACGGGCAACAGCTTTTTCAACTGCCGTAAACTTTGTTTCTATATCTTTGATACAGTTTTGAAGTTTTTCGATGCTCTGGCCCATTTCTTGACCATTGCTTTTTAATTCGTCATAGTTCTTTGTCGAGATCTCTTGGTGATCATGAAAAGCACTTTTTACTTCATCAATTAATTTAGCTACTTCAGCCATGATTAATTTCCTTTGTTTGTTTTCAGTTCATCTAAAAGAGTGGATAAAGAGTTTTTAATTTCTTCATTCTCTTTTTCGGATTTTTCCTCATCTTCATTAACTTGATCACCAAGTTTATCTTCTTCCTCTTGCTCACCAAGATTCAAAGATTTGATTTTGGAAATGATTGCTTCAGTGGCTTTTCTTGAATAACCACCTTCTTCTCTTAAATTTTTCTCAATATCTTTTAAGGTTTCTAGACCTTCGATATTTTTAACACCGGTCAGGACTGCGCTTTCATTCATTGGGAATACTACTAAAGAAGCATCTCTTATTCTGAGTTCTTTAATAACTCTAATTGGGCCAATCCATTCAACTTCAGTTGCTTTGTATCCGATTGATAGACCGCCGTATTCGCCGTGTCTTGCCTTGGCAACGATGTCATCATTGAATTTAATTCCTTTGATGATTTCAGATTTAATCCAAACGCCATTTTCAGTCCTCTTATACTCGGTAACAATACCAAGAGGCATTCCAGAAAACCCATCATGTTGATGCAAAAAAGTCGGAAGCCCATACTCTTTAAATGAATCAATAACAGCCTGAACTTCAACACGGTCATCACCTTGATCAACGTCATCAGTAGAAAGTATACCTTCAATTATATGATATGTTTGACCGCTCTCTTCATCGACTCTCTCGCCAACTGCCTTCACTTCAAAAGGGAATGCATACTTATCTTTTTTCATAATATTTCCTGTATGATATGCTTCATAGTTATAATATTGGTCAAAACTAAAATTGTAAAATTGTACAAATTTAAGTGGAAATTGAATTACACCGGCAATTAATAATATTCCCCAAAGAAGCGCCAAGACTTGAATCAAGCGGTTGCATCATAAACTCACCAGCCACAATATAAGGTTTGAAAACATCGACCTCTTGACCGTGAGCATCTAAATGAGCTTCGCGGGTAGCGTCATCTAAAAGCGATATCCAAGTTTTTGTTAATGTGATAGTCTGTAGCTTCTGAAAATCTTCTTCACCTAACGCCTGAAGGCTTGCTTCTTTTTTTTTAGCGTCATCAATAGCTGTTGCAAAAACCTCATCTTCTGAAGAGCTACCAATTCCGGCAGATGTTCCAACTTCAGTTTCTGCTATGGTAGGGACACGGTTTAAGTTCCTGTCTTTAATATTCGGGATAGCTTCTTTAATAACTGCGTCATCTGTTAACACTTCGCCGGACTGGCTAACAATTATATTTGCTTTGTCGATCTCATCAGCAATTACTTTCTTTGTCGTGTCGATTATTGAGCTTGCATGAAGAGGAATTACCTTTCTTATCTTGCTGTCAATATCAATAAATATTTGTCGGTTTATGTCTTTTCTTAGGAAAATTGCAAAAGCCAAAAGCGCGGAATCATCGCCTTCATCTTGCTGTTTCTGCATTTCTCTTTCATAATGCTCAGAAAAGAATTTGGAAGTTTCTCTGTAAGATCGGCGAAGGATAACTTCAAGCTGTGTTTGGAATTCATCAAAATCTATTAATCCACCAGTAGCAGAAAAGATAATCAGTAAATCTTCGGCCATCTCCCGAAAAAATCTGCGCATATCCTTTTCAAGCTTAGATTCAAATACAAGTTTTTGTGCATCGTACTTATCGGAGAGATCTTGTTTTTCGTCTAAGGTAAGATCTAAAAGATCAGCCATTACTTATCATTTCCCCAAAACAGCTTTATTTTTTTATCAATTTGTTCATCGGTGTATTTTCTTTCACCTTCATCATTCTTCAATTCTTCTAACTGCTTACGATATCTTCCTGAGGGAGTAGTATAATCATACTTTTCTTCCGGTGGTGGTGCAGTATTGCCAGTTTGACCGGCATCTTGAACAGGAACTGAAGACGAAGGAACGAGAAGTACGTTGCCAGCGTCAAGGGGGAGGGGGTCGAAGCCAAGTAGATCACGCCCTTCATCTACAGTTATAACCTTTGAATTTAATTTCTTATCCGTAACGGCTGATTGTTTGACCTGAAGAGCCGGTACAGCCTGTGGATCATAGCAAAGCTTGTATCGCCCTGATTGGTCATATCTTCTCATAAACAAAAGATTCATTTCATCATAAAACCAATTCGCAAATGGGAGAACGTCAGAATCGTACATCATATATTTTGACTCTTCAAAGTTGTTCATGGTCATTGAAGAGCTGGTTATCATCGGCAATGGAATGCCCTTGGTAATATAAATTTGCTCTCTGACAAACTTAATTAACTCCATAAACTCCATGTCTTTATTGGTCTGCGATAACTGTTTAAAATCTTTACCGCCTTCAAGTATAAGAACATCACCAGCATTTTCAGCACCGGCTTTCTTTTCTGCCATCTGTGTTCTCATGCGGTTATACTGCGCATCAGTTAAGTTGAATTCTTTGTCTATGATCAATACACCAGAAGGCCTCATTCCTTTCTTGAGAACAGAAGTATTATTTATATTTGAATATTCATACTCTTCTATTTCATGAAAAATTGGATTAAGCGGGGATAACCCAAAGAAATCACCACGGCTTTCTCTTGAATTGAATGTCTTAATTTGCCAAAGTTCTTTCGTTCCATCTTTAGTAAAGTATGAGCTTATCTGCTGTACCGCATCTTCTGCATAGTGGAAGTTTTCATTCCATTGATTATTATTTAACTGCCATGTTCTCACTCTGCCGTCAGTGCCTTCAACAGGAACAAGGTCAGCCGGATTGATAAAATAGAATTCAAGTGGTTTAGCTTCTTCTGAAAGAGCCGTTACCAGTATAAAAATATCGCCAGTCACCTCAATTGATGGAACTATTGATTTAATAAATTCAATCCAAGTTTTATCTCTATTCGGAGTTTTAAGGAATTCTAAAATCTGCGTGGCTGGGATGTTTGGATCTGGCTTTCTTAGATAAACATTTTCAACATTGTCATATATTGCCGGAATAATTGTGGTCATTGCCTTGGATTTTCTATCTACAGCATCAAAGATAGGTGAAATCTTTTCGTAGTATTTCCACGCTTGCGCATTTCTTAAAAGGGCTATGCCATTAGCTGAGCCAAAAGCATATGGGGAAAATATACTAAATCCGCTATTGCACTCAGAAATCCCATCGCTTTTAGTTTCTAAATCTTCTTCTACGCTTTTACTAAAATAGTTTGTGATGGATTTAAATAAGTTCATAAGCTCATCAATTTAGGTTTTTTCTTAAACTATCTCTGTTACAAGGATCGTTCAAATTATAGCCACATGGCTCTAGCTTCCTTTTTAGGCTTGTTAATCATTTCTGTTATCCCAGTGACGCAATCCGGTGCATCATCGTGCGTATTAGCTTTAAACGCTCGCTTAAATTTTGTCAAATGAGTATAGAATACCGGCCAGCGTACATCCCATCCTTCAGGCATGATAAGCATTTCATTTACCGTTGCTGAGTTTGAAATAATCCGTGCTTCTTTGTTGTCCGATTGGTGAAACCATCTTATTTTACATGTTGCCGGAGTGAGCTCATCGACTTTTCTCGCATATCCTCTGCCTCCATTGTTGCTTTCAATGTCGGCTTCTCTGGTATTATTTCTCTTGAGCATTCCGGCAACCAAAGGCTCTGTAACCTCCATAGGTGCATCAGTGTAAGAAACATCAATAACATATGCAAGACCGTCACTTGTCTCATCGTAATCTATAGAACAAAGGAAGTCATCGCCAGTATCAGCCGTGTCAGTATAATTTTTCCGACAAATAACATTATCGGGCAAATCTCTATATGTTTTAAACGGCTTATAAAGTAAGCCCTCTGTGCTTTCTGGATTTCCTTGATAGAGAGAATTGAACTTAATTGGATCTTTACCACGTGAGTTCTTAAGCTTCTTAAGTGAATGTCTCTCAGGCCAAAGAGGTTCTTCTTTATTTCTTGGATCTAAATCGGTTGATTCATTCTCTTTTATTGCTTGGAAATTAACCTTAAACCAACAATCTGAATTTTTGTGCTCTTCGATATCCTCAAAGCTTTTTATTTCAATGACGGTTTCTTTTGATTCTATAAAACCAACAAGATCTTCTTCGTGCCAACGGGTGAAAACAATCAACTGCTGTGAGTCATTGTGTAAACGGGTATCTGCTACAGTGGTATACCAATCTATAACATTTTGTCTTATTGTTGGTGAATTGGCCTCTTTCCAGTCTTTATAAAGGTCATCCATTAGAAGAACGTCAACCGGATCGCCAGTTAAACCACCCTGATAACCAACCATTTTCAAAGATCCTGTATGATCAACAATCTCCATTTCTTCGGCAGTGTTTATCTTTGTAACATCTTTCTTTCCAGACAATCGAGCATCAAATACATCTTGATAAGTCGGCTCACTCATAAGGTTCTTTACACCACGACCAAACTTTCTGGCTTTGGTTGCCGAATAACAAACAGTAGCAATCTTTAAATCAGGATCACGCCCAATCATCATAGCAGGAGTATAAATTGAAGAACCGTTACTATTATGAGTCAATACTAAATTTTCACCAACAAGATAAACGCCTCCCTCAACAGTAATACACCTCCCACATACTGGATTTTTCAATTTAGTTATACTGGTTATTGATCTTCTTCTTTTTGGAAATGATATTTTTACTGGTCTCTTTCTGATCAATGCAACAGGGATATCAAAATGTGGATTAAAGCACAATTGATACACAGGGTTTCTCCCAATTATACCAGAAGATGAGACAACAGGAGGAAATTTACTTATGGTAACCCTACATCCAAGGCTGACAACTAATTTCTTAATGTCATCAATAAGAGTTTTATTACATCCAGAGTAAGTAATTCTTCCATTTTTTTGATAGGTGTATCCATCTGTATCAATTAGACCTGCCAAAAGCTCAAGACGTTGCTCTGTTGATGATATTAGGTACTTTTCTGGAATGTGCTTACTATTTAAAACGCCTATATCTCTTAATTTCCCTCTAAGATCCCTGAAATATGTGGTGTGAACATTTGTCTGTGGATGGATTGCGCAAGAGGTTGATCGAAGACCAAGTTTTTTTATTTTTTCAACAACTTCCATATCTTCATGAGAATGATTTATAGTTGGCCTACCAGAACTCCCATCTCCAAGCCAAGCGCCTAAAACATACGGGTGAACTTCTAACTGTTTCTTATCAAAATCAACAGATGTATTGTAATCTACAGAAAATCTTCCTCTCCCTCCGCGCTTATTTTTTTTACCTATCCAAATCCCCCTTTGAATCATTTGTTGAGTTTCTAAAGTTACCTCTCTTCTTTTATCTCTGTCCATAACCACCCATTCATGGCGTGCGTGACATTTAATTTCAGAACCATCTATGAATTTAACTAAATGATCAGCTTTATTCTCTTTATGGACTTCAAGAACTTTAACAGGATTGCCTTCTCTGCCAAATACAAAATCGCCCTCTTTGATGTCGCCATGTGTGGCCCATCCCTTAGTGGTGAGAATAGGCGTATCATCAGAAATCAGCTTGCCATGTTGCGGTGGACAACTAACAATAAGCTTCTTAATATCTCCGTGGATGAACTTATCTAATATTTTATAATAAGTTTTATGAAACGGGGAGCTGTGAAACTTCGGCATTGTATAACGCGCCAAAGCTAAAGAGTGATTCCTTGCGAAGTTTATCTTCCGGAGTTTTACTTCTTGGTCTGCAAGGAGTATGTCTTCATTCGTAATCGCTAAACTCATCTAACCCATCCTTGACACGCTTAAGAGCCTCAAGCCTTTCTTCCTCAGTCAAATCGGTGTTTAAATTAACGTTAGTATTATGAACCTCAGATTTTTCTATATACCCTCTTTCAGATCCACGGCACTTCAAGAAGAATATTGTAGCACTGGTATTGCCGGCATTTATCTGCTTATGAAGTGAAGATTCGGCAAAATCCAAGACAACTTCTTTTACTGCATCTACATGACCAGCAAACTCTTTGTCTTTTTTAAGCCAGTCATAAAATGTTGATTTTGCAATTCCGGTTGATTTACAAGCCTGCGTAACAATACCGAGTGATTTCTCTAATGCGTGAAGAAATGTATTCTTCTGCATATTCTCAGCGCCTTTCATTTTTTTAGGCATTATGCTACTCCTGTTTCAAATACTTTGTCTGAATCAATACCTTTGAGTTTACAGTACCTCTTTACTATAACATCGCAATATTTCGGATCGAGCTCCATCATTCTACATTGACGATTAGATTGATCGCACGCAATTAAGGTTGATCCAGAACCACCGAATAAATCAAGGACTATATCTCCTGAGTTTGAGCTTTTAGTAAGAGCGTATCCAGAAAGTTTAACGGGCTTCTGCGTTGGGTGATCGTAATCAGATCCAGCATCTTTGCCGATCTCCCACACTCCTCCATCACGGCTTCCATTTAATTCTCTTCTTCCATTCTGGCAAAATAAACAAAGCTCATAGTTTCTCGCATAATCTCCAGAAAGGTCACCAATACATCCCCCGCCTTTATACCAAACTACGGTTGATTTAAACTCATCTTTGTACATTTCCCTCCATTGATCATAGACGGGATCTGAAGTCCAAATATACCAGTGAGTATTATTCTTTGAATATATTTTAAGTAAAATTCTAAAATCGAGAATAACATCATCATTCATAATCACGTCATGATTGTCATTCATATTGTTTGTATAACTAACACCATAAGGAGGATCTGTAAAAACCATGTCAGCGAGGTCACCATCCATCAACATCTTCACATCTACCTCACTGGTAGAATCCCCGCACATTAAACGGTGATCGCCTAACTGGTATATCCTTCCGAGTTCAGTCTTTGGATCTTCTGGAGGCTCTTCATCGTAATCATCCTCTTCAACCTCTGGCTCTTCTTCCGGTTCAAAGAAATCTAATTCTTCAGAACTGAATCCCCACTCTATCAATGATTCTACTTCAAAGTGATTTGCTAACATATCATAATCAAAAGAGCCGGTATTTTTATTAAGCCTTACATTAAGCTCTTTTTCCTGCTCCAATGTAAGCTTCAATTCAACTGTAGGGACTTCAGTATATCCAAGGGACTCAGCAACTTTGACTCTCTGATGGCCACCTATTATAATATCCATTCTGTCTTTATGTTTATTGACAATTACCGGATCGACAAAGCCAAATCTTTTAATGCTGTCCGAGATCGTTCGGTGCTGTTCTTCCGAAAGTGACCTTGGATTATACTCAGCCGAAATAAGATCTTTTGGGTTTCTTGGCACTATCGTTGCAATAGATTTCTGAGCCATAAAAAAACTCTCCTAAACTAATTCTCTTTTTCTCTTTAAGTCAGTAAGAATAATTTAGAAGAGTTAAATTGTTTTTTCAAATTGTGAGGGATTTATATAAACTCTGTATCGCCTTCAAGTATTGCAATTGAATCCTGATTGTACTTCACCTTCAATGTAATAAGATGTTTTTTCATCCAATAAATAACATCATTCTCAGCCTCTACTACTATGCAGAAATTTTGCCAAGGAAGACTTCCATCAGATGAAGCGCAAAAATGTATTATAGTGTCTTCGTAGCTTTCACAAATTGCTTTGATATCATTGCAGAATTCACTCCACTCCTCTTGCGTTAACTTATCGTCTGTATTTCCGATCTGTATACATATTGTGTTCACTCTAACTTTCTCCTTTATCATAGAACTGCATTACTAAAACTTTACGGCTTAACCCTCCCCCTCTCCCATTAAGATATCAAAGATTAAGGATTTTTCAAAAGCTATTCAAATAACTCCTATCGTCCTTTTCAACACTTCAGCCGTTTTCCTCATCCTGTCTTTTACTTTTATATTGAGATTCCCTGAAGGCTCGCTGATATGCTCCTCAATAATCTTAACTTCGTATTCATCGCTTATAATCCTGAACACCTTAATAAACTTTTCTGGAATGCTTGCCCGCATTACTTCAATGCACGGATTATCCATAAAAAAGCTTAATATTTCCTCAAGGCTTTCTTCGTCTTCTCCGTTTTCCATTTTACAGGGACTCCACTAATTCAATAAAATCACTCTTCCTCAAGCACTGAGCGATTGTAAACTTATTGATAAATTCAAGGAACTTGCTTTCTTTTGCATCAAGCGGGCTTAACTCTTCCAGCTTTTTAATTATCGTCTTCGAAAACTGTAAAACAGTATGCTCATATGAAGAAGCTGATAATTGCCGGACAAAAGAACGCCAAGCGATATTCTTTCCTTGGTTGGTTATTATTTCATTTGCTGAATATGACGTTTCAGTCTTTAGAAAGTTTTCAATTTTTTTCATTTCTTTAATCCTTCTTCCAAGTAGTATAATTAACTTCAATCTCAACTAATAATTTAAATTCATTCTCACACTCCTCACATTCAATTTCAATTTCATGCTGTTCACCGCTATATTCCCAACTATCCATAAACTCGCATCCACAATGAGGGCACGTTATCATACAAGCGCTAGAAGTTGAAACTGGAGAATCTTTAAAATTTTTGATCTTCCAATATATTTCAGAATTCCTATAATAAAGACCATCTGCATTAAATGGCATATCGACCTCCCCTAATTCCACGCTGATCTAATTAAATTCTTATGTTGATTCTCCCATCTTCCGGCAGATGTCAACGGCTCACAATCAATCATTTCTTCAAATCTTTTAATAGCCATAAAAACACCATTCTTCAAAGTGAAGAAATCAAGACTGCTTATCTCTTCCAAAATCTTCTTGAGTCCTTCAATCGCCTTAAGGACATCTTCAGAATTAAAATTATCTGGATTTTGAACTATCGGCAAATAACTATTTGTTTTATCTCTGTATGATCTTTCAATTTTTGTCATTGTTGAATCTCTTGTTTTGAACTGCAATACTTAATAATAATATGAAATTGTAATAAATTCAATATATATTAATAAATAATATCAATCTTTTTTACTTTTCTTTCTAAAAGCCGGTTCATTTACATATCTATGCAAGCACCAGAAACACCCCTCTTGCGTGGCCTTACCGGAAGTAATAACCAAGTGAGGATTTCCACATATATTGCAAATATCAGGAAGCGCCATTACTGAGAAATCACCGACTTCTATTATCATTTTAGTAGATCCTCGTTATCATGAATATTGCCTATGACTTCACCATCACTTACCCTGTCTACACAGTATCCGTTATTCCAAACAAACATTCCTTCTTCTTCACACCAAGTTACTGTAGCAATTTTATGTCCATTTTCCCAAGGGCATCTAGCTATATCACCTTCGTAAACTTCAGTACCGTTCTTATCCTTAAGTCCGGTGAATTGTTCGATGATAGAATTATCATGAGGATTTGTTATAGAGTTCACATGCATTTTACCAAGAACCAATGAATTCACCCATCCACCACGTGCCTTATTCCAAGCTCTAAATTTAAACCTGCTCATTTGCAGCCACCTTTGTTCATACAACACACAACCGATACAAATATACATATAAAAGTTATAGTCTTATTCCACTCGATCATATTAAAATTATCTCCGTAAAATAAACTCGTTGCATTCCCAAGAACTCCTACAGCTACAACCTTAAAAACGATGTAACAAAAACAAAAGAAATATATGAGATCCTTCATTTAAATTCCTTTTTTCTTAATTCTCTGTCAACTTCAAGTATCACCGACTGAAACAAACCAATCGGCCATAATGGAATCATCAACAAGCAAAAGAAGAATAACTTCAAGCAAAGTTTGTCTCGAGCCATTACAAGAAGCATTCCAAGAGCAAAGCATAAAGATCCAACAATTGTGTAATAAGTAACAGCGTCAATCATTTCTTAAGCTCCATAACCAACTTCATCCCCTTGCAGAAAAATATAAATTCATTGGGGTTCATAAAGACAACTCTGTTATTCTCGACAGTTAAAGCCAACTCCAAGCCGTCAATCTCTACCTCTGCACCTTTCTCAATTACCCATTCTTTCCACTTCTGGAAGTTTTCAATTGCAAAAAAATCACTCACCGTCAACCGCCCTTAGTAATTCTTTGGCCTTCTTTTCTGTTTTGGATAACCTGACAAGGCGATTATATGCCTTCTCGTTATTCTTTAAGTACTTGACTATATTGCACCGGCTAACAGCGTTTAAAATGGTTTTGTTAACTCGCGTCTTTGCCTTACACCAATTACTCACCGTCATTTTGTCCAACTCCAACCACTGAACAACCTCAGCCTGATTAAGAGGATAAATTGCATCTGAGAACTTTTTTGCATTGTCTTTGAATTCTTCTTTAACCTTTAAACCCATAAATGACCTCCACTATTAACTTAATTATGTACATGTAAATAAATCCAAAAATAAAAACTCCAGCGTAAATGAGAAGCTTTTCAAGAAACTTACATCTTAAATTTTCTCTTCTTTCCGTTGCTATTTCACGCTGTTTCTCTTTGCGCTCTAAATGTGTTATGATGTCAGCTTTCATAGTCTGTAATCCCAAAAATCAATCATATCTACTATCCCATTCCCAACTTCATATTTTGTTATGATAAAATCAAAACCTTCAGGAATAGTCATAGGCCTTAACATCCTACAAAGAGAAATGTCCTTAAACGTGGCGATAATTTCACCGGTATCTTCAGGCGTATCAACTTTTATCATTCTGACCTGATAAAGAAGCTGACCTTTCTTAAATTCGTCAACGTCAAATAAATATTGTTCGGTAGCCATAATTAAACCTCTAACCTCTTTGATTTAACTCCTTCTAAGAGTTCAGATATTCTACTTTGACCATTTTCAAACCCGTGAGTATATCGAAATCCTTTTAACTTCTGTCCAAGTTTTATAACTGCGTCAACTGGATCATTTAAATTGAAACTCTCATAAGTGCACTCTTGATAAAACTGGCCACATGACTCACATTCATCACCGTTCTTATCAACCTTATTAAAGAAAATAAGATACCAATCACCCATTGTACCCCTACAATCCAATAAGAAATAAGACCATTTATCCAAATCGATTTCTTCATCAGTTATAACAAACCAATCAAGAGAGTATCTGAATTTTTTAAGTTTTATTTTATTCATAACTAAACCTTCAGCCTATAACAAACGCCGGTTAATATGAAATGTCCTTGTTTATTTGAATTGGGGAATTGAAAAGCCGTGAAACCGCCGTGCTGTTTGATTATATCAATCTGACAGTTCAAATCGCCAATGATGCCGATAAGCTTTTGTTTATGATCATATAGAACATCAACTTCACTTTTGACTTTATCGGTAAATACCGGATGTTCTTTGCTTGGGGAAAAATCCAACTTGTATTGATTTTCCTCATCTCCTGACAAATGCCTTTCAGCCTCTTTATTTTCATCGAATGCAACCGGCCTTGGAAAAAGTTTTCCTGAGTTAACGCAGTGTTTATTGTAAGCCTCTTGAATCTTCCTTACATTTTCAACTCTGAGATATTTCTGTTCTCTATGTTTGCCGTGGAAAATCTTAATAAGTTGAGTTTTGGAAACTCCGACAACTTCAGCCAGCTCCTGAAATGTTCCCCAGTCGTTTTTCATCCTGAGGCTTTTCACTTGGTCTTGAATTAGGTTGAATAATGTTTCTGTGTTTAAAATTGATTTCACTTACTTTCTCCGTCATGTTTAATGAACTGCAACAATTCTATATTATATTAGTTTTTAATATATTTCAACTCTATATTTAAAAATAATACAAAAAAATGCCCCGTGCTGTTCAGGCTACGGGGCTTGCAGTTCTACAGAGAAGGGCATTGCACCCATTGTAGATTTTTAATTATAAGTCAATAATGCTATCTTTTCCAGTAGATATTAAAATAATTAATTCCCATACTTTTTGCTCAATTCCAAAGTTTCATTTAAATAATCATTCTCCTTTCCTCCAAGAACATCTTCAATAAGCTTAATTGAAGTGTTATGATTCTTGCCATTTTCATAATTGAGGGATATGGCCAACTTTTTAAGTTGTCTGATGATATAATTTTTATGCTTGCAGTTGACACACATCATTATTTCTCAATCAACCTCAATTCTTTACTTTTAATATCGATGACATAAAGGTTTATTTTTATCGACTTAATGCGGATCAATAACCGTACCCTATCAATATACTTTTGATCTTTTACGGGATCTTTCACTATTAAAATCAACCCTGCATGAAGTCCAGTTTTAGCGCTGTAATACAGACATTGACCTATTCCTTCATATGCTTTGTAGGCCCAATCAACCTCGAAAGCGACACCCTCTGTCAAAATGTCAACTCTGGTTTTATCAGACATGACAACTTCAGTTTTGCCATTGAGTATTTTTGCGCAAATATCCTGATAGTATGCTTCGTTTTCAGCTTCTACTGATGATATAAACAGTATAAAAAATGCAAACAAATAAATTTTAATCATAATTAAACCTCTATTATTCCTCTTGGAAACCATTCCATATCAGGGGGATTTGGTGAATATGTAGTGAAGAAAGAACCTTTAAAAATTTCCATGGCTCTATCTCTTCCTCTTCCTGAATTGTCCGCCTTAATTAAAGCAACACAATCCTTATCAAAAGTTTTTCCATTTATTGAGTGAACATGGACTTGACCAAAAGTTACATATGTATTAACCATTTCTCTTTCCCTTTTTTTCTTCTCTCCAGTGAATACTTAATTTTGAATGATCCTTAAAAGATCTTGTATAATCATTGCTTAGAAATGATGGCATAAATTCATCGTGAACACTTTTGAAGAACTTTTTCATCTTTGGTGTAAATATATCAAAGCTCATTTACTTACTCTCCTTTGAACTGCATGTTTTTTTATATTATCAATCATTCCTATTATGAGTGATTTTAGCTTTTACTGATCCTTGGCTACAATTGACACAGAAACAATAAAGCTTCTGGCCTTTTTCAATTATATCCACATCTTCATTTTGGGGTTTATAAAAAAGATTCTCTCCGCAAGAGCACCTTCTGTTATGTTGCTGATATAATACCTTCCTTGGCTGTGAATGATGCACGATGTTTGGATTCCCATTTAAAGTTGAAGTCTTTATACGTTTGACCGGTCTGGCAATATGTAAGTATATCACATAGCCACTTTCGAGCAAAATTATATTTCTCTATTTCGCTCATGTCTCGATTTAAACAAACTGAATATCTTTTTAACATGGCCCCTTATCCTCTCACTGGCATCAATATAATTTTTCTTTCAGATCCTATAAATTCAATCCTTAGTGGATTCATCATAACTGAACTTCTAGAAGAGAATAAATTAAATGTACTGTTTTTTGCTATACACTTTTTAAACTTATCCTTCATAATATTAAATCCATCAAGAATCACATATCCATCTTTTTCTTTGATTGATTCTGAATCTATTAAAGAACCATCGTACTTTTCAGTATTTTTAATAACTACAGGAAAGTTTGGCATGTTTAAATTATGATCTTCTAATTTTTTCTCTTCAAAATAAGCACCATCATCAAGGTTAGTTTTGCAATAAGCCAATATACGCCCACATGATCCGTACATTATTTTATCTTTAACCCAAACAACAGAAAGAGATCTTCTTGTGTAGTCGTTTGATAAAAACATATTAGCCCAATTGTAGTCCGAGGGATCATGCATATAATTTATTAATCTCGTTGCATGATTTTCCACATCTAATGGAAATTCCACTTCGCTATTAGCCAGTGAATTTATCTCAACCATTAGATCACTGCATTCTCTTTCAATATCATCAGCCCAAGATTCAATATCTCTGACCATATCTATTATTGCTTTTATTCTTCCCATGATCAATTTCCCTTTTTATCTGGATGAATGAATTTCTGAGATTGCCCACACTCACAGCAAATAAATCCTATGACTTTATAATTTGCATGAAAAATGTTTTTTTGTTCTATTTTTTTAAGATCCCCCTGAAGTATCTCAAGAGTAGAGAAACAATTTATACATATTTGTTTTTGAGGAAATGTTGATTTAATTACTTTCACTTTTACTTTCTCCGTTTGTTTTTGAACTGCGTCACTAAATACTTCTTGGCTTTCCCAAGACCGTTACATTTTTATCACCTACAATTAAAGGTTAATACTATTGATATCTATTTTTATCATCACGCCGAATACAAGCGCTAAGTGATTTTTGTATATATTACTATTTAATAATTTTCAAGTGTTTATTTCCTGTTTTTTTTCTTAATGATTTCTCGCAACTTTTTCATAAATTCTTCGCTTGGTGGTTTCCATCGGTGCATATACTTAAGGATTTTCTTACTGTTAGGAGTCATTTAAAACGGCAACCCGTCAAGAGTGCCAATGTACGATTGATCTACATTATGAGTTGATTCATACTCTTTGTAATCCTCACACGGATTAACTTCTGTAGGCATTCTTTCAATAGTAAAATCCTCATCCATTTGTGCAGGTTCATAATTTTTTATATGTTTGTCAAACTTATAACAATAAAGGTTTATCTGTTTTTTCTCACAGAAAAAGGCTCTCTTCTCAGCCCAAATTTCAGAACCATCAAAATGCTCACCTAAATAATGATTTACCATTTTTGATGATAAATAAGGACACCACCAGCATTGATGTAAGTTATTAGGGTGCTTATTACAGAATTTATTTTCATGCTTTTCACAAGCGTGTTTTCTTTGATAAAGTTTTCCGCAATGATCACATTTAAATCCTTTGAACTCTTTCATCTAAACTTCTCCCTCTTAATTATCATCTTCTTAAACTCATCAACAATATCATCACTTATTTTCTGGCGAAAAATTACAGTTCCGTTTGGCCGGATGACAGCACGATTTTCTCTTGTTGAATACCGTGAACCTTCAACAATCCAATTTCCAGTTGATCTTGATAACCTTCCTTTGTAATCCATAAACTCTAAATTATTCATACAGTATCCTTAGCTATCTTTAATTGAGAAAATCTAGAAAATTTATGCTCAATAGGTTCATCGGGTAAACTTTTTAATTTCATGAATTCAGAAAATATTATTCCAGAAATTTTATACTGATCTTCAGTTGATTCTATTAATCCGAGTCTGATATTCCACCACACAGGATTTTTTTCTATTTCTTCTTTTCTGGATTTATCATACTCAAAAGACAGATCAGCCATATCAAGTAAAATTAATTCTCTTTCTAGATCATCCATCATATTCACCTGTCACCTCATCATAAAATCTTGTTGTCTTACAATTAAACATAGTCTGAGCTACCCCTGTACGGCCTCCCCTATTCTTACCAACAATCAACTTTGCTTCAGTTTTATACTCGCCTTCAAACTGCTGTCCAAGATCACGATGAATTAAAATTATATAGTGGGCATCTTGCTCAATATCACCAGATTCTTTTAAATGACTCACCTTCGGGACTTCATCGCCTGCCCTGTTTATTTGCGCTAGACAACATATATGAATCCCCAAGTCAGTTGCCATGTCTGTAAGTATTCCAGAAACAGAGCCAACTTCATTTCTTTTATTTTCATGCTTCCCATCACCTTGTAATTTCTGCAAATAATCTATGAAGAGAACTTTTAAATTAGGATCTCTATTTTTCATTTGTCGAGCAAGAGCTCTTATGTTAGAGATTTTCCTATCTGTTGTCCTGACAATTTGGATTTTATCGCTTTTGGCAATTTTAGCTCCCTCTTCTTGAAACCTTCTAAATTTTGGTGCTGGCATATCAGTCTTGAAGTCTTCTATTGAAACACCAGTTCGAACCTGCATAAGCCTTTCAACACATTCATCTTCTGACATTTCCACTGAAATAAATCCGCATGATAAACCGTAAGATGTCATATTACTCATAATGGTTAAACCTAAAGCAGACTTACCAATACTGGGACGAGCTCCGATAACTGACATAGTTTTTGGAGTGAAGCCGTTTATAATCCTATCTAGGGCAAGTATGCCAGTCCTGTGATAGACAGTTTGATCATTTTCCGAAATGCGAATAGCACGCTCTGTGACGGCCTTAACAGCATCAGGCAATGTCACGCCCGTTAAAACAGCTGAATTTGATTCTATATATTCGAGTTCGTTTCTGACGGCGCTTAAATACCTTTCGTGATCTCCCAAATCATCTTGATAACAATTTACTGTCAATTGTCCCAATCCAGAAAGCCTACGCTTGACAAAAGATCCATAAGTCAGCTTAACATACTCCTGAAGATTCTCTTTAAATCCTGCGTTTTTCATCAATTCAAGATAAATATTTCTATCAACGTTTTTCTCTTGCCCCCTGATCAATAGCTCTCTTCTGTCAACCTTTCCAGTTTCGCCATATATCTCAAGACAGTCTTGGAAAACTGAATTTAGATTTTTCGTGCTGAATGGTTTTTCAAAGTTTTTGATCAATCCGCAATAGTCAAGCATTTCGGGATATTTCATGATGAGCCCTATTAACTGCATTTCGTGATTCATGGCCTGTAGCCCTCCATTGGATCTTTGGTTGATTTGCCAGCGTTATCCATCCACCTCCTAATTTTTCCTGAAAGATTGCTTATAAAATACGGATCTTCTTGCCAGCGCATTTGATCAGTCATCTCATTGGTTGCTCCCCAGTATTCAACAAAGTTTGCAAACTCGCTCATATCTTTTATTATTTCCCTGAAATATTTTTTTGTGACCTCTTCAAAATGCTCGCGCTTTCTCTCTCTTTTTTCTTCATTCTTTATATTGTTATCATTATTGGTAGTGGTTAGTCGCTGGTTAGTCGCTGGTTTGTCGTTTGTTAGTTCGCTGGTTAGTTGCTGGTTAGTATCGTCACACAAATTTTGGTAAGTGTCGTATTTGCATATAGTTATCATGGTTGATTTGCTGGTTGATTTGCTGGTTAGTTCGCCGGTTGATTTTAGCTTACTGATACAAGTTCTTATATTTTGCTGACTTAATCCAGTCTCAGTAGATAGGGATTCTCTTGAGGTTAAAAAACTCCCTCTTTTGATGATAGTTCCACGCCATTTCTTATCTTTATGATTAGCTTTTAGTAGACAATGTATAAAAAGCCTTGAGGTGTTTGGGCATTCGTACCATTCCCATTCTAAAAATGAGCGGTGTAATTGAATCCATCCTTGCATAATTATCTTCCTTTGCTCTTACTGCTCTTTTAAAAGGGTGAGGGGAATAGGTGAGCAAAGTTACCTATCGCTTTCGCCAGTGGCAGACCGCTAAATCTGTTATTCCAAAGCCCCATCATTGGGTGACTATACTATACAAAAGATTAAAGAAAAATCAATACCTTTTCCCGCCATTCTTCTCGCGGTTTTCTCTCTTGTGATCGGATCTGGTCTTGTTATACTCAAGCTTTTCAATGATCGCTCCTGATAAATCAAGTTCCATTTTACCGGCCAGATCCATTATGCGAATAACAGCGTCAGCAAGTTCAACTTCAATCATCTCTCTTTCAGGAAGATGATCATCCTTAAGGCCTTTTCTGTGACCTTCCATCGCTTCGGATATCTCAGAGTGAATCAAGCAAAGCTTTTCAGCGACGTTGAAATTTTCTGAGTTGTCCCACCATCCGGCTTTACTGGCTTGCTTGTGACAGTAATCTTGCAGATTGCCTAAGCCTTGGTTAATGATACTTTTAACTAAGTTGTCCATTTAATCTCTCGTTTATTGAATAAGTTAATCCAGATACGTAACCATCAGCCCATGCCAAATAGCTATCTTTACTATCAAGTGATTTTTCAGTACCGTTGACTTCAACTAATATTGATTCTCCTTCTACATTAATTTTAACGCCGTTACTTAAGAGAATTGTTGATACATCTTTTATTATTTTTGCTTCTTGTTCTTTAGTCATTCGGCATTTCCCCTTTTATTTCACTTCTCATTTCTTCCATTTTCTTATGATCAGCACGCAACACATCAAGAAACTCTCCTTGGGTTAAGTTGCAATTATGATCCAATTTGTACTGAGCTAAAGCCAACATGAAATTGGCCTTTTGCTTTGGCCTTACTGCGATATGGTCATGTTTCATAAATATTCCTTATTTATTTGAATGATGTTAAATATATTAAACCTTTAATGTGCATTATTACAATACCATATTTAAAATATGTTAAACTTTTTTAAATGTCTTGAAATCTCTTATTTGGCGGTATATGATAGTATTGCAGTTCAAAAATAACAGAGATGAAAAATGATTGAAGATTCACATTTAATAGTACCAGAAGACGAAATGAATGAATTTATGGAAAGCTGGGTAAAAGGCTCTTCCGAAAAAGAAGGAATTCTTGAAATTTTACTCGAAACAAGGGCAGTAATAAAGATAAATGATTGGGACGGTGAAAGAGATCGTGTCAATTTCCTTTGTGACGGTCACTGTTTTGAAGATCACTTGAAGTTAATAGTAAATGGAGATTGGTAATGAGTACCGAAGTAGTAAAAAACAAGAAGAATGAAGTTGCTCTTGATGGAGCTGAAGAGATCTTTGCAAACGCAGTTAAAAATTGTCATGAAATTTCAGCAATGGCAAACACAGCAATCAAGTCAATTAAGCTTGGTAAGGGGATAATGGAGCTTAGGAGCGCTCTTGACAATCCAGAGATAACAAATCTTATAATGTCGTTTCAAAATAACGGCTTAGGATTCTTAACAGATAATAGAAATAATGGTTATGCTCCACCAATTGTTAAAGATTGCGCCCTTGAAGCATTAACTGCCGGAGCTTTTCTACACGGAAATGAGTTTAACATCATCGCTGGCCGGTGCTACTTCGCTCAAAACTTCTTTGTAAGAATGGTTAGAGAATATTGTACTCTTCATAAAATAAAGAGGCATTTCACTTATATTGAAAAGAAAACTGGCGCTGAAGGGAAGCAATCAAGGTGGGAGGTTAAAGCTCATATAACTTGGAAGCTTCCAACAGATCAGGAAAAGCAGACTTCCATTGAAACTTATAATCTTGTCGGTGTTAGCTCTGATCAAGTAATTGGAAAAGCTAAAAAGAGAGCTCACCAGTGGCTTTATAATGAGCTGACCAACAATAACTTCATTGCCGTTCCTGATACCGATTATGACATTGATATGGATGATATTTCCAAAACTGAAAAGCCAGAGGCAAACACAAATCCAGATATTGTTCAATATTTAATTGATAAGTTTGGCGCTCCTAATGTTTCTGGATGTTTAAAGGATATGGGAGTTATGCAGGCAAATCAATCTTTTGATGATCTTAAAAAAGATGAACAAGCAATTTCATCATTGATTGCCGGAAGAGAATCTTTTGAAAAAGAAATAGAAGCATTCAGTAATATATAAATAAAAAAGGCCGGAGTGGGAAGCTCCGACCTTCAAACCAAAATAGGAATTGTTATGTTTAATGATAAACCAATTTATTTGGAAAAACAATCTTCCGACATAAAAAAGGAAGAGGACTATTATAAAGAAAATAAGTTTTTAAGCTTTAGTTCGCTTAAGGCTATGTTCGATTGTCCATCTCAGCACTTATTAGGCGAGCCTCAAAGCTGGGACAAGGCAGAGTTTATGATAGGACATGGCGCTGAGAAATACGCTCTTGAAGGGCCAGAAGCTTTTGAAGATTGGATTCAAAACGGGAAGAAAGACGGTGAAGCGATAATTGACAAGGCTATGAAGCAACCAACAAAGGCTTCAATGGAGCTTTATGATAAATTGCTTATTGCTATTGATTGGAGAAACGCTAATACGCAGTTAACTGGATTTAGGTTACAATTAAATAAAGAAGATCTTTTGACCGATGAAGAAGTTGAAAGGATTTCTAAAAATATAGAAGTTCTCGAAAACAAAAAACTTGCCAACGGCAAAAAGCCAACATCAGCACAATTGAAAGCAATGGATAAGCTTATTGATGAGCATGGCGAAGAACCACCGATTAAACCACAACCAACTGAAGCTTCGTGGGTTAATATGTGCCGTATCTGTGGCGAAGCATCAAGGCGCTCTAAGTGGATGATGGATTTAGTAACTCACCCTGATACAAGATTTCAAGAGGCTATCACTATTGAGTGGGGAAGAACAAAGTTTAAAATGCGCTTGGATATAATTAACCCTACACTTCAAATCATATTTGACTTTAAAACAGTTGGATATAAACTTGACCGTAACGGATGGAAAGTAGAAACTCTTCCTTCCGGCAAAAAGAAAACTGTACGGATAAATTTTGTCGAAGATCAGCAATATTTACTTCAAGCAGGGATCTACACAGTCGGGGCATATGCTAAGTACGGGGAATTTTTCGACTACTATATAGGAGCAGTTGAGAAAGGCGAAATGCCACGCTTTGAAATCCTTTCAGTTCCCTTTGATGACATTCAGCCACATATGCAAAAGGTTGATGAGCAGAAAAATCTCTATTACGATATGAAGAATGGCAAGATTAAGCCGTTTATGTGTGATAAACATACATGTAAGTATTGCGCTCCAAGACGAAGAGTAGATGAGCCTATTTACTGGAAAGAGGTTTAATCATGAAAGTCAAAGTTACTAAGCTTGAAAGATTAGGTCAAGTTAAAAAAGATGATTGCTTGGCTCTTGTATCAAAGGATGGCAAAATCATTCCGGCAAAAGCTGAACTTGTAAACTTTTCTAAATCACACAATGAAGAAGTCATTTATAATCTTGACAAAAATCATTACTTTATTGTGCATATGCTATTAGAAGGTAAATCTCATATCAAAGAAGTTTTTATTATTGAGTTAAGTGAAGAGGTTAATCCATGAGCTTAGATGAAAATGGGAACTTAGTTATTCAGAACATCAGAGACATCTATAATTTAAGCCAATTAAAGAAGAGTGTATGCTTTAAGGATGGCAGGCCGATACACGGGAAGAAGTGCTTGAACGCTTCGTTTATTATTAACATGAACGGTATGCAGATACTTCAGATGATTAATAGTGGTTTAATAGTATACAACCCTAAGTCAAAAAAGGATAAAAAGTAAAATGGGTTATTATTCAAGTTTTGAAGAGATTTCCAATTTTAATGAAGATCAATTAAATGTATTAAGTGAAATATCAGGAATCGATTTAACTTTAGATCATTATTATTTAGCATCTGATTGCAAATGGTATGAATTCGAGAAAGACTTAAAAGAACTATCCCTTAGATTTCCAGATACTCTATTTGCAATTGAGCGAGTAGGAGAGGAAAATCCAGACATGGAAAGAGTTTATGCCAAGAATGGAAAATCTGTTTCTCTTGTTGCTAGAGTATTATGGCCAGAATTTAAAGAGGATGATTTAAAATGAAAAAGTGTGGGCCACTTTGCCTAATGTGTGATTGTGGTCGCACTTCCAATAAGTGTAAATTTTACCTTAATAAAATTCGAAGTATTCAAAAGTTGAAGCCACCAAAGAAAAAGAGAAGTAAAAGAGGTAATAAAAAGTAACCAAGAGTGTTGAGGGCTAAACACTGCTTAGGGCTAGGCTGTGATCATTCCGTTTTTTTTAGCGTATTTAGAAAGCTCAGAAATGATATTTTCGTAGCAATCAACATCGCCTTTGGTGAACACCTTGAAGTTTGACGGGAAGCGCCCCAGCCTTTTAGTAACTTCTTCTCTTATATAGTTTTTGCTCATACTGGATAAAAATATTACCTCTCCTTTAAAATTGTTAAGAGCATCAAGTATATAGGTTGCGTCAAAATTCTTCAACACCCAATCAATTACGAGGATGTGAGGCTTTTCAAAAGGTAACTGGCAATAGAAACTTAGACAGTCATCTACATTTTTTATTTTGACCTTATCGAGCTTTGCTTTTATGATGTGATCAAAGTAAACCTGTGATGATCTATCATCTTCTAAGTGCAAAACTCTTAATGATTTTGGCTTTTCTAGTAGCTGAATCATTTCATTTTTTTTCCTGTGTTTTTTCGTAAAGCTTGGCGATATGTTCCCTTATTTCTTTGTTTTGTTCTTTAAATTCTGCTTTCATCTCTTTGACTTCATCTTTCAAATTTATCTCTATTTTATCCAAACTTGCAGTTAATTCACTATTTAATTCGCTGAATTTATTGAAGATTGCTTTGATTTGATTGTTAGAAATAGCGTTTTCTTTATCGAGCTTGGTGACAATACCGTTAAGTTTTTGGCATTCAAGAGAAAATTTATCCATGATAACCCTCGCATTATCTCTATAATCTGAGAGTTTTCTATTTGCGCCTTCAATATCTTTTTCCCACTCCTTCTTGGCTGAATAAATAAAATCTTGCTTTCGAGACTTCTCTTTGAGCTTCCAAAATGCCATTAAAACAGTCATGAGAACAGACCACGCAAATAGGCCTATAGTTACAAAACTGCCCTCTGATAAACCTAAAAAATACATGGCCTGCTCTACCTTCAAATTAATTCATACTTTTAGAAAATGTTGTTACAAAAATGTAATAATATTATAATGCCACTTTTTTCCTAAAAATCTAATTACGACTTTTTTAGTTTACCATATTGAAAAGTCATATAAAAAGTATTATTAATGATTAATAACTTGAAGGTTTTTATGGTTTCAAAAAACTACTATTCCGATATTTCTTTTGAGCAGTTCAGGGAAATTATCGATCCAAATAAAACGATGACACAGATTCAAATTGCGGATCACTTAGACGTTAGCCAAGCGTCAATCTCCTTATGGAAGAAAAACAATAAGATCCCCAAAGTGTTTGAAATAATAGCGAGGGGGAGAGTGTGAGGAAAAAAAAGTCTAGTAAGAACAGTTCTCAGATAATGAATAAAATTAGAAAGCTTTCAAAACTACTAGACCGAAAAATTGAACACGCTGGAAACAACTTTGATTGTCAGATGTTTTTTAAGTATGTTGAAGATAAGGAGTTATTGACAACCATACGAAAGGGAGGTTATGTATCAGACCAGACCTTAAGACAAATGTTCGAGAGATACAAAATAAAATAATTGAATTGCAGTTCAAAGAGGAAGTATGAACGAATTACAAACTACTAAATTTATGGATATTGAAATAAGATATTCCAACGATGTTGAGCCCCTTTTTATGCTTGGCGATATATGCAAAGCTTTAGGCCTCACAAATCCAACAATGGCAAAGAAATCTGTTTTTCCTGATTATATAAAGAAAGAGTTTTTCAAATCTGGCAACCGATCTATAAAAGCAAATGCATTAACTGAAGCCGGATTGTATCAGTTGATTATGCTATCAAGAAAAGATGAAGCTATAAAATTTCAGCGTTACATATTTGAGGATTTGCTACCTAGAATCAGAAAAGAGAACTTCTTTGCCAATCTTGAAGAAAATGAATCAACCATTCTTGGCAAAAGCTTTGCAAGGATTATGAGTAAAAGATGACTGAAAAATTTTTCATCTCCCAAATGAAAAACATTGGCGAAAATGATATAAACGTTGATGAGGTTTGCGAAAGTTGGAATGATCTTTGGTATCTAACTCAATATAACGATGAATTTACACTTACTAAATTCAAGAGAAAAAAGTCAGATGAGAAAGAACTGAAAACAAAGATTTCACAGAAAGATGCCAAGGCAATAATTAAGAAATTGAATATGGTAAACGTTCCAAGCGGTACTTTCACAAATTCTTCAAGGTGGATTAAGAAATGACAAAAAAAGACGGCATAAGAAAAATGTCAGCGCATCTTAAAGAGTCATCCAGTAGTTTACAAAAGGCGACATTGATAATGAATGAGATCGGTTTTATCAACGCCTCTGAAGCCATGAATGAAATGGTTAAAGAAATAGAGAAATCAATTTTGATTGCTGATAATTTGACTGATTTGAAATGAGCTTTGACAATAATAGAGATGAAAGCAGGAAGTAAAAACAATATTTATACCGGCCCTCCCCGCAACCAACACGAAAGAAGGAAGGATTAAGAAGACCGGCATTGTTTAAATTCTATATATCCTCATACCATACTATAGTAGCAGACAAATCAGCAGGAGATCCACTTGTCATCTTTCCACACAGTACCAACCTGAGAGAAGGAGGTTGCCGGATATTCAGAGCATTAAGATCTACCGTAAGTGAACTCAATCTAGCAACTGCCCAAGATCCTAAGTACCTTCCATTTTCTGTAACTGTTCCACCGCTTACATCTTTCTGGCTTATTAAATTATTTCCGACTTCTTGAAAGTTAGTAGGCCCTGCAACAGTTGGATTGGCTCTAAGCTCGAATATTGCTCCTTTGTTTCCGTCATTGGTGAGAGTTATAGATCTTGGAGCGATCTCAACTTGGTTGTGAATGCCGTTATAAGTTCGGCTATTCTTAAGAGTTAAGATATTAGTTAGAGTTGTATCTATCGATTTTGTATTATCTTCAGCCCTAGGATTTCGGGTAGGAGATAGAACTCCAGAAACAAATCCAGCCAAGTACGGGCATTCTACTTCTACAGGGGTAGTCGCACCGATACTAGTTGCATAAACTCCTACATGTATAGAAGGATTTGCCAAATTAGGAGAGATTTTACGATTTGACCATCTTTCTGTGTGGACTAACTGCAAATCCCCTCTCGAATCTTCTATGTAGAAATACATGTCACCATAGCCGTTATGGTAGGTTATCTCATAAGTATTGCCTTTGGATGGATCAAGTTCTGAAAAAATATAACCATTCCAATCAGATTGAGGTATATGGTCACTTGTCTTAGTGACTCCTGCTGTTACTTGCGAGAAAGAAGCTATTGCAGATCCAGTAGAAGAGAAAGAGTAAGTCCCTGACTTAGCACCATCAGAAGTAAAATCAATTCTAACTATGTCATCAATTTGTTCGACTTCGAAACCTGCGCCATTTGTAAGCAAGTATTGCTCTATTTCATAAGCGTTATCTTGAACAGTTCCAGAAGTTATAGGGACAGAATATAATACTCCGTTAATTGTAATAGAAGCAGTTTCAGAACCACCAGCAGGAGTAGTTATTTGGAGATCTCTAACTTCAGCTCTTCCATTATACCTGTGCCATATCCCGAACTCTAGCCCGTTATATCCAAAAGATAATTCATCTCCTAAATTTATAGCTCCACAGCCACTCCACGAGTTAGCTTGCGGAGTCAAGAACCTAGCACACATCCTTACATGAGCGCCTTGTCCAGTCTTATAGTTAAGTGATCGAAAAGAACGTATAGTTCCATAATGTCCCAAAGCATCTCCTGAAGTAACTTTGAATATATTATCTTCAGCAATGGCCGTTCCATTCCCTGCTAGAAAAGTTCTGAAGTTAGAAGGAATGAAGTTATATATTGCGCTTCCAGTAACTTGAGGAACTAGCTGAGATGCAACTATCTCACCATATGCAGAACTGTTTATATTGCTTACATTGACTGAACTACTATCTCTTTGTATCATTTTTTTGCCACTTTTTTTATTATGGTTTACCCTTAGGATCAGTTTACTTAAAAATATTAGTCTCCAAAAAGTATTGAAGATAAAACTGATTTTAGTTGAGATATTGTAGTTACACTATTAAATGCATCTCTACTTTCTTGAGAAATCTTGTCACCGCTTATGATCCTTTCAGGATGTACAGAATCTAATATTTCGGAAATATTTAATTCAGATCCCGTTGCCGACTCAGATTTTATATATGATTGACCTGAAGAAAGACCGCTTAGTTCAACCTTCTCGTCTATAAAATTCAATATAGATCCATCATCTTTATTATAAATAATAGTCTTCATGAGAATATTTGCCCTCCACTTACTGTTAGCTCATTCGCAGTTGATCCAGCTGGCTGAGTTCCAACTCTATATATTGTCGCAGCAGATGATATTAACCCGTAAACAGGGGAGGTAGTAAAATCATCATTATTAAAAGAATAAGTACTTGAATTGCTTGATGAGAATATACCGTAATAAATATTTGTTATCCCACAATTTCTTACTTCCCAAGATAATACTTTGGATACATGATAAGCCGATCCAGTTGATGATGTCTTTCCGTTTCCTTGAACATGATTATACTGAAAAGTTAAGTTAATACAGTCATTCCCTTGAAACGCTCTCTGTCCATCAGCAACATTAACTCTTATATAGTAAGCTCTGAAAGTACAAGAGTTATTCCTAAACCTAAATCCATAAGTTGAAGCGGTAACTACATCAACAACCACAGACTTAGAATTACTTAGAGTATTGTCAGATGAATTCCCATAGACATAAGCTGAGCCTCCACCATAGAAACCCTCAAATATAATAGTGCCTGTACTAGTATATGTCCCATCTGCAAATTGAAATGTTACTTCAACCCCAACAGGAAGATACTTTGGAATTGCATCAATAAGAGCTTGTATTTCGGCAGTTGTCATTGAGTTATCAAAGTTGACAGTTTGAGTTGTCGCTTCACTAGCTCCTGATGATGGAGTATTTACCATAGGGCCAATCATTTTGTGACCTCGACAGTGATACTTGCAGAAGTCCCACCAGAAATAACAGCTCTTATAACAGTGTTATCAAATACTCTCCACCAAACTCGTGCAATAGATTCTGTAAATGAACCACCTTCAGCAGAAACCCAAAGTCCAGAAGTTGGAGATTTAATTTCAATCTGAACTGTAGCGCCTCCCATAGTTCCACTTACTATTATGTATTTGTCACCACCGGCTGATAATGTAACCTCATCACTTGTAGTATTGGTGGTTTCAGCATTGAATAAAACATTAACTTCTGACATTTTTAATTCTCCTTTAAATTAATCTTCTGACTCCCAATCATTATGACTTGCAAGTTCAAGAGCTTCAAACCATGCTTTAGCTCTCCATTTATACATTCCATCTTCAATGCATAATCTATAAATTTCTTCGTTGCTTTGATGCATGACCGCTAAAGAATTTGGCCCTTTGAAAACTCCTTGATCTGAAATATAAAATATTCCATCGTGCAAACCACTTCCACGTCTTGATGATTTCGTGTCGATTGTAGGCCCTGACGCACCAAAAGTAAAATTTTCTTTAATGGTGACAAATCCAGTCTTGGTTATTTTAATGAGGTCATCTTCATATTCATAACCATAAATAGATGTTTTCTCTGTGTGAGGAATAAGCAGTTTAAATTCCTGCCTTATAAATCTCCACCAAGGGCTAATCTTTTTATATTTTTTATGGAAGTTCATCTCATTCACCTACTAAATATTTATAACCTTGAACACACCACTTCCAAAAAGGAGGAAGAGCGGTGATAGACAATCCTCTCTCTGAAATTTCACCAGTATATTCAATATGCGTTGCTGGACTTTTTATAGTCGTAACACATGATGAAAGTAAAATACACAAAATTAAGATTGCCTTCTTCATTTTACTGCGTAGCTAAGAAAGTTTTTCTTTCAGTACGAATGTCAACAAATCCCCAAGAAGCTTCGCCAAGATTGCTAAAATCTAAACTGGCTTGATTACCAGCTATGATGTGGTTTTTACGTGCAAAATATGTTCCATCTTCACTCGCTGGATCATCTGGATAACCCCACAAAGTAGACTCTATAAAATCAGCGTTTTCTTTAGCTTTAGGGAGATCTGTAACTGTAGCACCTCCTGATTCCCAAAGAGCTTCAGATTTGTCTAATTCAGCTTTTGTATTATCATCAACCTGACTTAACTGATAACGTACAGCATTTGCATAAAGGTTATCAATATCTTTAAGTTGTTGAGCTTCCTTTTCAGAAGCTTCTCTTGCATCCAGTTCAGCCGTGTTTGGCTTTCTAACAGCATCGCCTTCAATTATCCACCATGAAGCAGAACCGGAAGAACCAAAGTCAGAGTCTTTTACTGATATAATTCCGAAAGTTTCATAGTAATCTCTTAAGTCATAGTATCCGGCCAATCTAGTTTCAAGCCTTACTCTTTCAGCGATCAAACCAAGTTGATCTTCACTCCCATCTTCAGCACTATCAATTTTTTCATTGATTGAAGCAACACGGCCTTCAAGAGTAAGAATTATCTTGTTATTCTCTTCTATGTGACCTATGGAAGTTAGTTTCACTTTCCCGTCTTCTAGCTTTACATATCTGTCTTTCATTTTATTACCTCAATCTTGATAAAATTATTTTTCCAGTCAATACGTCTGTCGTTATGGCGTGAACTTCTAAACTTGTGATTTCATCTGCGGTATTTGTCCACCAACCAGCGTCAAATCTAACCGTATCGTCAGGGTTGTTTGTTCGGCAATACCATTCTTGTAAGCTTGGCCTTTCCTCACCTGACTTAGTATAGATATGATGAATAAATTTGCTCGGTTCTGAAGGACTGACAATACCTATATTATAGAACGGCTGTGAGGTAACAGAGGACGAGTCTACAGTACTTGACCTAGAACGTAAATACTGATAGTCATAATTATTTCCAGTGTCCCCATTAATGTCACCTCTTAGCCCAACAGTGGTAGCGCCAGAAGACTCTAATAATATCTCAAGGCGGTACATTGTAACGTCATCACCTTTCAAACCGCTAAAAGTATGACCTCCTGAAAAGTCCCCGCTCACGTCTACCTCTTCCACAACTTCCCAAGGTAAATCACCGGAAGGAATAGAAGTCGGGCGCTTGCGGTAAAGCTTCGCAACCCCGTCAGTACTGGCTGAAGGTGTGCAATCGATAGATGTTATATTATCAGCGGTATTTGACCACCAGCACGCACTTCGCTGTTGCTCGTAACCTGAGCCCCCTATTTCTGAGTTACCCCATGTTATGAGCCTTTCAACTCCCGATACATTCTTTATCTTAAAATCAGCGTTTTGCAAAAGGAGGCCGAAAGTTATTCTTTGAGCTTCTACCTCTGTCAGAGTTTCGTTTATGCCTAAATCCGTACCGCCATTATTAAGCAAGTCTTGATGTTTATAGTTTGAGCCTGAGTCGTTATTTAATCTAAAAGTAAAAGTTCTGTAACCCTCCCACACTACGCGGTATTCTATATCCCTGTCACCGTCAAGCCCAGTGAAGCTCTTTTGAGAGCTTTCAGAGCTCCAAGTCAAAGTGTCTACGAGCTCCCATTCACTTGTAGAGTGTTCTTTAAGAGTCGCAAAAACTATAATTCTTAATGTTGATATTGTAGACGATGCTGAAGCAGTGAAACGCAAGCTTGTAATTTCATCAACAGTATTATCCCAGTAACCATCGTTTACATACACTCTAGAATCCGCACCATATTGCGAGGTGAATTTTCTTTCATCTCCTGTCATTCCGGTTATCTTTAAACGTATAAAGCTTGGGGTTGTTCCTGTTCTGAAAAATTCATGGCCTAAAGGAGTGTCATCGGTTGCGTCTACAAAACCAGAAGGGGAAGAGCTTTGACCTCTCATATACGCTTGATGATAATTAGTCGCCCCTGTATCTGAGTTAGGCAGTATTTTTAAGTCAGCGTTAGATGTCGGATCAATCCCTATAACTGAAACATGATAATCATACTTGTCGCTCGGGAAAAGTGAGGTACTAACATCAATAGGGGTTGTGTTTATATTTGCGGAGGTATGCTCCGTATCGTATATTTTCTGCGCTTTGCTTATATCTCGCAGACCTGCCGGAGCGTAGCCCATTTTACCCAAGCCTCCACTCATTAGCAGTAGAGGTAAATTGCATTCTTACAGTTTCCGCAGGAGAAAGGTTTAATGTGTCTATACCTAAAGAAGTATCTCCGATTGTGTCAGAAGCGTTTGCAAAGTCAATTGTTAAAATTCCAGTTCCACGATGCTCGATAAATACGTAAGACTCGCCAGCAGTTAAAGACGCACTTGTTAAATTGGTGAAAGTGTCACCGCCAGAACCTGTGTAAACAACTGTAATATCATTATCAACGCCATAATCTGTAATTAAAAGTGAGTAGTCACCTGATTGAGTATTTTCATTAATACCGAAACCGCCACCGCCAGCACCACCGCCACCAGTAAAGTCAGCAAGTTCAAAAGCGTCTTCTCCTGAGTCGTAGTAAAGGGCATAAATTTTATCAGCAGTTATATCATCGGCTTCGAGATTGTCAGCGAATTGATTCTTTTTAATCGTCTTTGCCGTAAGTCCTGAAACGGTGGCCGTAGAAGATCCGGTATTTGTATTACCCGCAATGAAGTAATAAATCTGTCCGTTTACATAAGCGCTTGGCTTGTCGTTTGATCCAATAGCGTTAAGCGTGTAGGCATCGGCAATACCTGAGTCGGTATATGTTGATCCGTTATGAACGTAACGGGATACGGCCTGTTTTAATTGCACGGAATTTGCAACAAGCGTCAAACCAGCTGAGGTTTCAAAATTTTGAATCTCGTTCTTCATCTGGTTGTACTCATCAGGGCCATAACTCGAACCCTCGATTTTGTCATTTATATTCATATTGCAACCTCTTGTAATTCGATGCTTTTAATTTTAAAATTACGCTTCATTTTAAAAAATCTCATTATAAATTATTCGGCAATTGGCCGGTTTAAGTATCTCGAAAAAACACTTTAAAAGTGTCACTCTTGGATCTCCGAAAATAAACGTGAAAGTGAAAGTGAATGTTGATGGCAATCCATCTAAGATATTAACGACAATTGTATATCTTGCGTCAATCACATCAGAATAAAAAGTAAATGGAAAAGTCATAGTAAATTTTGTTAGCAAAGACGTTCCCGCTTCGACATCTACTTCAACGCCTAAAAGAAGCGCAATTGCTTCAAATTGCTCTTCAGTGCTTGTTCCATTTGATGCGATCATTACGAGAATGTTTTTTATCCTCTGTTCAAGGTCGCTTTTATCCTGCTCACCAAAGCACGATTTATCTATTCCATATTCAACTTCCCAGTCATTTATTAAATCTTGTGTCCTTAATAAACTTAATTCGTCATCCGTATAATTCAGATTATTTTCAAGGCGCATGTATTCCAAGCCGTAACCGATCAGTAAATTTCTCATTACTGTATCTTCAGTAAATTTATCAATCCAAGCTTTTCCCTGTGGCATTTTACGTGCTAAAGCGTCAGCTTGTTCGGTCTGGTTATGGATTTGGAATTGTGGCATTATGGGAAACTCACTGTGCCAAGGGTTAATATTTCGTCATACTCTGCCGTCAGATCTCCTGAAGGCGCTGAAATCGTAAATGAAGTTACGCCAATGTTATTGGAAGCATCAAAAGAATTCTGAATTGCAGTTTGGTAAGCAATCTCTGTTAATGTTTCGCCAAGGCTTAAACCTAAGAATAATTCGGCAAGGTTTGCATTTACGCTGTCTCTTATGCCTTGAGTATTTGGTTCAAGTGCTGTGAAAGTAAAATCATTAGAAACAGGAGTAGGAGCAAAAACAAATACATTTGCATCGTCAGTATTAGCCGGTTTAATTTCAAGAATCTTATCTCTTACTTCTTCTATCTCTGCCGTGGATGGAATAATATTATCGTCATTGTCTCTTAAGAAATAAATGGCAACCTGTCCAAGCTGTACCTGTGGATAATCACAAGTGATAGTGCCTGTCGCAGTTCCTGTTATTCCTGTGCCATAGTAAGCAATTTCATCATCGGCAATTACAAGTATTCTGAAATCACCATTAAAGGCTGATTCATTAGCGCCGGATATTCTCACCTTAGTTCCACCAGATAAAAGATCGTGATCACTGGGAAAAGTAGCTTCGGCAATTCCAGAGGCAGGCGAAGTAATAGTTACAGTTTCACTTCTGGTTAAATCGTTCGATTCAAAAACAAATACTCTTGTAACGCCTTCAATAGTTCTGGCTTGAGTTTCGATTTCAACGGCATTGAAAGGAGTGTTTGGGTTTTGCTTTTTCTGTAGAGTTCTTTCTCTTAACTCTTCGCTTGTCTCTGCATCTTCAGCGCCATCTATACCGACTGAATCAGTAAAGGCCGTACTGTCAACGCCGACAATTGTATTTGATAAGCTAAGAGTCGAACCGGCTTGAATGTTTGCGTCAGTTCCTGTTTCAACAGAAGTGACTGAGCTTGTCGCCATATCAATAGAAGCTGTAATTGTTCCTGTTGCCGGAGAAGTTGGAGAACCTGAAACTGTGTATTCAAAAACGGTTGAGCTTATAACAGTAATATCAAAATCACCGTTATAGTCAGTTTCTACAGCACCGGCAATTGTCACAGTCATTCCAGAGCCTAACCCATGACCGGCTGAAATTGTAACAGTGGCAACACCACCAGAAGAGGTAAGGGTATCAACCGAAAGAGAAACGGTTGAGATTGTGACAGCCGTTGAAGTTTCAAAAGTAATCCCCTGAGCAGTCAATTCAGTACTAGCCGGAATAGTTGAACCGACAACGCCAGTAAATAAAGCATTACCAGTTGATTGTGTGGCTGGCTTTGGAATTATGCCTTCAATCAAAGCTCTCTCTAAAAGCGCCTGCCCTTGTGCGGTAGTTACAAATGAATCTCTTGAAATCAATCTTAACTGATCATAGATTTCTTTCATCCTGTTTGTATTAGCCGTTGCTATGACATTTAGAATGGAAGTTATTATGTAAGGATCGGAATTAGGAAGTAATTGCTTTATATCCGCTCTAATCCGGCTCAGTATTTCAGAAGATGAAGGATAATTTAGATTAATTGACATTTGTTTTTTCCCAAACGTTAAAAGTGAAGGACTTTATTAAATTATTTTGAACGTAAAAATCAGAAGTTATTTCCAGCTCACTTGGTAAAATTCTCCTTCCTGAAACCTCGACTCTTTCACAATATCCAACTTGGACAAACCAGTCTAAAGCTTCCTGAACAATCTGAACAGCTTTGTTTCTATTCTCAATTGTGTTTCTGGATTGTTCCAAAAGCCACAGCTTAGATCCGATCAAGTAATCGTTAAGGTTTAAAAATTCGTCACCTTCCCAGCCACGTCTTTTTTCAGGCTGTTGCATTTCTGACTCATTGGCTCTTCTGTCTGAGAATAAACTGACATTAATAAACGAGTCAAAAGATTCATCATGTTTTAAATCTCCGTTCTCATCTATCTCAAAATGATGTCTATTATCAGTCCCAAGCTTTAATGATACGTCAAAAAAGGCCATATATTTTCTCGTTTTTAAAAATATAATTCAGCGTGAGCTGTATTCAAATTATGAAAAAGTTTGAAGAATTGTTTTAAATGGACTTGTTTTGTATTATTTCTTAATATATAGTTAGTTATTGCAGTTCGATAAATAACAACGGAGAAAGAAGATGGAATTCACAAAGGCAGTAAAGAGAGCAACAACTAAAACTGAAAAAATTTTTCAAACAAAACCAAATTGTTTTCAAGGTTTGTTAAATAATAACATAATAACATTTTATAAAAACGGTCCTGAACCTAACGCTGAAGCTACATGCTTTAATGTTCGAAGAGTTGGTGATGAACATGATTCAATGACAGACTATAGCGCTGGCACTTTTCTGGATAATCTTGGCCAGTCAATTAAATGGGCTTTAAAAAACTAAAAACGGCCCTTCGGGGCTTAACGCAGTTCAGGAGAAATAAGTGAATAATTCAGATCAACCGGCATTCCCAACTAAAGAGTTGCTTGAATCAACAGATGTTGTCTTTAAGAAAGGGGGCTTAACAAAGCGTGAGTACTTCGCAGGCTTGGCGCTACAGGGATTTCTATCTAGAGATATAAACAATATGGATGGTTCTGAAATTGTTGGAGCTTCTATAAGTTATGCAGATGAACTTCTTCAACAATTGGAAGAATTTTAAAATGAGCAATTTGACAGTTATGACCGATGAAGAATTTATAGTATTTGCTCATAATGAAGGATACACAATAGGTAGCAATGAGAAAATAACCGACTTTAGAGAAAGAGTCACAAAAAGTATCATTTACACTAAGGATAATAAAGTTAGCAAAGAAGAGGATTATTTAAGAAAACTAAATAAAATTTATCATGAAGGTCACTTGGAATTGATGGAACTACTTAATAAATATTTTCTATGCAAAAATTTAAAAGGAAAAGAAAAGGCCTTGATTAATGATTTGATTGGGAAGTTAAACGACACAAGTTTTAAGATTATGAAGGAGTTGATTGCGAAATGAAAATAGAAACTTTTATAATCGTCAGCACTCGTTGTATTGACGCTGAAACCGGAAAGTATATGACAAAGCAGAAATGTTTTTCTTTGGATAATTTACTTGGAAGAGATTGCCCTGTAGATGTATCATTAATAAACGCCTCTGAGGATCATAAGCGGGAAATAAAAAAGGAGATTAAGGAGAGATGAGCTCCTTTGATATTAATACGCTTTATAAGGAATTGACTAATTAAATGACTAAATCTTATTATGAATATAACTATGATGATAAATGGAAAATCAATTACATAGATAAGAGTAATTTTACCTGTCTTGAATTTCGGGGAGCGCAATATCTTGGAATAAAGAAAATAAAATTTTCTGATTTTAAATTATACCATATAAAAAACAATTTTATAATTGATGACAAAGGTAAAAAATTGGATTTAAACCTTCACTTCGTGGATGCTTATAGTGAAATTTACAGAAATATAAAGCCACTAAAATATTGGCCTTTTATTCGATATGAAGATCAATGCACCCAATGTTTTGAAGATTGCACCATGGATCTTTTTTATTACAATAACAACAGGAATAGAACATGCTTAAATTGCTATAAGAAAAAACAAAGAGACAGATACCAAGAAATAAAGAAAACCAAACTATTATTATCAATAATGAATAAAGGAAGATAAAATGAATAATATAAATAGAGTAAATGATCTCCTCAACTCAATGAATGAAACATTGCATGAAATTGCAATTTTGTATTATAAGGACTTTTGCCAAGATGAGAAGGCAGAAGATTACTATAGGGATAATACTATGCTAACTAAAACTCTTCTTAGAAGGTTGGTGATGATAGCTGAGAATAAAATTATACCTGAGATTTTTTATATATCATCATTCCCACATTTCTCAATACTTAGAGACCTCCCAAAGAAATGTCAGAGCAATCTTATTCATAACAAAATAAAAGTCATATCAAATGATGGATCGCATTACCTAAGATTTTTTGTTGATGTTCCAACAGAAAAACTACCTATTATATTTGATAGGAGCTTAAATATAATTAGAAATATAGAAGAACAGGAAATTATACTATCATCAAGAAGGAATAACATTGTTGAGAAGGCATCTTTTAGTAAAGCTATTTTAATAAAAGAACTAAAAAAGCACAAGATAAATTATAAAGACATAATAAAAATATGTGATAAGGATATTCTTGAAAGAGCGATTGAGCACTATAGAGAATTGACCACATAGTCATGATTACTAAAGATGAAAAGTAAAATATTAAAAACGATAGATATTATAGTTGTCGCTCTTGTTATAATATATGGATTCTGCTGTCTTTGGGTTAGTGTGAAAAATCCAGAGTTGACACAGATGCAGGTCATATATAAAGTTTTGGGAATTGACTAAATGAATACTAAAAAACTACCTGATATCAAAGATCTTCTTCCTGAATTGCCGAGGAAAAAAGAAAGCGTTCCTTTATTTATGATAGATCAGATGTACTTAGAAAAATTGCCTTACATAAATTGCCGATGCTATCCAATCAAGGATTCTTAGGAGCGTCAGTGTCATTAGGAGTATCATTTTCTTTGTGAACATGCGTATTAAACACAACACCATTCACCGTCAAAGTCCCTGTAATATTCACATTCCCCGTAAAAGTAGAAATTGGAGATGTTACACCAAATGAAGTAGTAGCCGTGTTCAATATGATAGGCGCTGTCTCTGCAATGCTTGTTTCAGCTGTCTCTGTAATTACGGGAGCAACTGTATTATTGCTGACTACGGCAGTTTCAGTAATGGAAGCCGGTGAATAAGAAATGATGTTGCCCAGCGCATCAAATTTTGTAAAAGCGCCTGTCTTTAAATTCTGAATAACAACTTCACCTTCTAAAAGTAGCTTCGGTCTGTTCTTGTAATCGTTGGCAATCCCTTGTAAATCATCAGGATTTGAACGGCTTGAAAATATCAACCACTGAGAATCTAAAACCGGAGAGCTGTACAAACCGTATGGAGTAACATGCTTGACATTCTTGACCTGTCCCATGAACTGATTCTGAGCCTTGGGTATATCCTTTGTATCATCCATGACTTTAGTCTGCTTACCGTTCTTGATAAGATTCTTTATCATGTTGAATAAATTCATTTACTGCCCCTGCGCTGAGTTTGTCGGGTTCGTGCTTCCTGTCTGCTGGCTGTATGCATCTGGCAATACTAACTGAAGATTTGTTACACTACCACCACTTTCAGAAAAATTAAATTCAACGTCTTTAATCATCATACTTGAAGTGACTCCGGCAAAATCGTCATCGACATCTACAAGTAAATTTATATCGTACTTTGTGCCAAGGTAAGAAAAACCAAAAACGGTGCAGTTATAAGAAACTGAATCAGAAATTCTTTTGTTCACTTCCCATTTTGCCTGCGTAGTGCATCCGGCCTGATCAACTATATTCTCAGATAAAATGCATTTAACCCCGTCAGATTTCACGCTTGAATCTTCTGCCTCTCCTCGAACATCGTCTTCAAATTCCTGCTGAGAAACTACAATAACTTTTTTCATTCTGTTGCTGTAATCAATCAAATAGTCTGCTGACTTAATAGTTTTATTGGTCGGGTTATTTCTTTTATTCTTCAGTCTTATCGGAGATCCTACCGGAGCATTGTCATAAATAACTAACTGGCCTTTTGCATTGGTCGAAAGAATAACGCCTACTTTTTTCGCATAACGGTCAAGGAAGGAAAATAAAGTTTCTCCAATATCACCAGAAGTTCCAGCCTCATTAGAATCAATTATGGTGCTTATCATTTTTCCAGAAGCAAAACCACCGGCAACCCCTACACTTGAAACGGAATTGTCACCAAAGATTTTATTAACTAACCCAATAAAACTAATGGGCGTTGCATAGTTTGGATTGGTGAAAATTGTCGCCTTGGTCAAATCAAAAGTATTACTGAATCCAGAGATAGTAACATCATGACTGCGGTCAGTGTATCCAGTATTTATTGAATTTACTTTTCCGGTTAAAGTCAAATCATCATTAATGTAAATCTGAATCTCATCGTTTATCGAAAATCCAGTCTGAAAGTTTTCTCGAGCAATATCAAAAGAGAATGCACTCGCAACAGCCCCAAGAGAAAGAGAAATTGAAGCCCTTTTGAACTTCGTAAACTCAACGCCATTAACTACGACTCTTAAACTATTATCCACCAGTGACAACCTTTACTTCACCTTCAATAAAACTTGGCTCATTGAAAGAATTCAAATCTCTTATCAAATCGTAATTGTCAAGATTTCCATATAACGAATGAACCAAAGAAGTTAAAGTTGTTGTTCTTACCGTTATAGTTTCAACTCTAAAAATGCTTAAAAGCTCCTGATCAATAGCCTGCCTAAGTTTATTTTTAAGATCCTTTATGAGGTCGAATAATTCAGGATCAAGACCGCTTAAGTTAGATACTTTATCTATTTGATTCATTATAGAATCAACCTCAGATTGAAGATCTTCATCCGTTGCATAGTCAATTTCAATCATCGCAACTGAAGCCTGAGCAACACCGATAACCTGAATAATATTTCTGAACGCTATTTCATTTGCTTGCTGTTCTGCACGTTGTCTTGTAGTTGGAGTACTTTCGTCAACTTCATCATTGTATCCATATATACTCTTAATTCCTGACAGCCATAATTCAGCATCGTCTATTGCATTTCTTCCTTGGGTAAATAACTCACCAACGCCATCAATAATATCAGCTATCTCGAGAAGTCCAGTCAATTCAAATTCTCTTATCAATGCTGAATACTTGGAATAATCCAAAGGGTTCGTTATTAATCGAGCTATCGAAGAAAACTTTGCTGAAATATTCGTGATATTTGATTGAATAGCATTAACGCCATCAAGAAAATCATTCTGTATTTTTGGTACAGTCCCAAGACCATCTACGCCAATATCTGAATTTTTCGTGGTTGGATTGGTATAAATTGGCTCATCAGAGTTAAATTCAATACCCTTGGTGCTGTTTATAGATCCTTTCTGTATATTGTCGCGCGATTGGTCTATAGTTCGCTTTGTCGGCTGTGTATTGAGAGTGAAAGAATCAACACGTAAAAAGGTAGCGGTAAAAATCGCTCTTCCCTGTTCAGTTATAGATTCATTTATTTTGTATATTCCGGCAAGCTGTGCAGTCATCTTTCCGTAAAGAGGGTGTATTAATTCTCCAGATCCTTTTGAATCTAGAACTTTAATAAACGCATCACGCTTTGAAAAATAATCTTGCCCCCTCCCTGAGATAATCATATTTAAGGAGAATGCCCGTGGCGCTCTTCCTAAGTCTTCAAATTGAACATCGTCAGAATTTGGGAAAGTGTGAAATATAGATTTCCTTCCTGAATCCCTCACTGAATTATCATAGTTAAACTGAACGCCTTTGAAAGATCCGGTTCTTGTTAGTTCAAATATCATCTTACACCCGCTCCGCTTGCGCCTTGTGGCGTTGCTTTAATGGTAGATTTCTGCTCTGTAATTGGCTCACCGTCTGGCCCTTTTATACTGCCATCAATAGTCGCCTGTACTTTTATTCCGGCTTGTCTGGCACGCATAGAATTTAATTCTTCTCTTGAGAGCCCAATAGCACCAGCTCCTTTATTTATTCCACCGCCAGCGCCAGCACCTCTGACTCTTGCTATTTCTTTTTTTGTCGCAGTTCCTTCAACAGCATCAGTCATCTTTTCAACCAGCGCCATTCCCCACTCTAGAGATTTCAAAATAGCCTTAAGAGGAATGAGGGCAATATTAAAAGCCTTTCCCAGTATTATTCCTACAGTAGCGCCAGATTTAGAAAACTTTTCAACACCTTCGTTTGCACCAAAAAGAAGAGTGCCTATTTTTCCAAAAGTTGTTGAAATTTGATTCCAAGTATCTGAAAATACTTTTCCAATTGGCGATATCTCTTCAACAAAGCTTGACCACATTGTTTTAAAGAATGATCTAAATCCAGCTGATTTTCTCCACAGTATTAATATACCTGAAGTAACTGCTGTAACTCCTGCAACAATGGCAAGTATAGGAGCAATAAGAGGCGCAAAAGAAACACCCATTAATCCAGCAATTATAGGAGCAAGAACAGCCGAAGCCTTAGCCCATAAAACCATCCCTTGACCAACGGCCAATAAAATAGGCCCTATAGAAGCCAGAACCCCAGCGAATGCAAGAAGAACCACAGTTAGAGCTTTGTTGTTCGACATCCATTTTGCAACTACCGTTGACATCTTAATAAATGAATCTATAAGATTGTTTAAAGTCGGTTGAATAAGGAAGAAAACTTTAATTAGCTTATTCTTTAGTGATTCCCAAAGGCGTTTAATCCTTTCATTTGTGGTTGACATCCTGATTCCAGCCTGTTCAACACCGGTATTTGTTCCCTGTATATTTTTGGTCATCTTCTTGAAAGCTTCAGCATTTGCAATCAATGCAGGGAAAGAAACAATTGCTTCATCTCCTAAGAGCTTTGACATTTGAGCTGTCTTCAATCCAGCCTCATTCATATTCTCTAGAGCTTTTTGAAGTCCTACTACTGACGGTCTGAATTTCTTTGGCCCTTCTTTCTCAAGTTTTAAGAACGCTGTTTTTAATCCAGTACCAATTCTTTCAGATGCTAAACCTGTTTTCTCAGAGATTATTTCAATTGATGCGACTAATTCAGCCATATTCACACCGGCAAGCTTGGAAGCTGAACCAGCATTTTTCATAGCGGAGGTGACAAAAGGAATTTGAGCCGAACCGAATTTAGAAGCCGAGGCAAGAAGGTTAACTACTTCAAGAGCTCTTGTCCCGTCAACATTAAAAGTGTTCATTACATCAAGAAGATTACTTGCCGATTCTGGCAAATCCTGACCGGATGCTTTCGCTAAAACAGAAGAAGCCTTAGCAACATCTAAAAGTAAGGCCGGAGTCTTAAGAAGTTTCGGTTGTTTAGATCCGATCAACTCCATACCTTTTGCAATATCTGAAGCACCAATTCCAAACTGTGTGCTTGTCTTCATTATATTTGTGCTGAGATCGTTTAATGCTTTACCTTGTAAACCGGTAATAGCTGAGAGGGAAGCGAGCGCGTCTTCATACTTCCCCCCCGCTAAAATTGAAGCGGTGAACCCAGCAACTACAGGAAGTGTGAAAGCCTTGGTCATAAAACCGCCTGCTTTCTTCATTGCTTCGCCAGTCTTTTCGATCTGTCCGTTTAATTGCTTGAATTTTGGCAAGGCTTTAGTTGCCGAATCTTTGAGCTTCTTTTCAAGAACTTTGGCTTTAGCTCCCATCTTCTCAAGATTAGGAGAAATCTTGTCAATTGCTTCATAAATGAATGACGTACTAAAAGCCATGTGTGATTACTCTTCTTTTGGACTATTTTCTTCTATTACTTTACGTCTGAAAAATAATTCGTCAAAAGGCATGTTCATTGCATCTTTAAGAGTGATCGCACCATTATATTCAATCATAATGATACTTGTAATTCTATGAACGTCCTCAGAAGTTAATCTGAGGTATTGATAAAATTTACAAAGTAAAACGCCAATAATCTTTTAATTTCACTCATCGGTATATCATCCCAGTGGCCGGCTTTGAGTTCGAACTCTCCATCATCGCCAACACATGTTGCACCGCCTTTCTTGGCACATAGGATATCTTTAAGGATTGTGTAAGATTGGGAGAAATCAAAATCAGTCAATTGAAATTGTTCAAGCATCTCCTGAACAAGCTCATCATTGCTTTTTTCTTCTTCAACTTCTTTTTTTGGCGCTTCATCTGGAATCATACCAGAGCTTTTAAGGTTTATCGCAAACTCTTGAAGCCCTCTATTGAATGCACCCAGTTGCCCTTCTAAACGAGCAAACATCGATTGCATTCTTCCTGTTGGATGGGGAATGTGTATTTCGCTTACTTTGTGATTTTGACCACCAGTCAATACATCAAATGTATTTCTACAAATATATTCTTCTGACATCTCTTTTCTCTCTTTTCTTTTAAGTCAATGCAGATATTAATCTAATGGAGTACCCATGTAATCCAAAGTGATCTTACCATCTGTCCCCAAATTGGTAACTGTATCATTTTTTGTTACACCGGAAGCCATTACTTTTTCAGTTCCATTCTCGTCAAAGAATTTTATCGTTGAGTTTGTTCTGCTCATTAAAGTATTCGCAAGATCAATATTTTCCTTTGTTGCTGGAATATCGAACTTGATCATACCTAAAGCAGATTCTCTATTTTCGGAAAAAGTTATATCGCCATTATCAAGACCTTTTACATCTCTTTCCGGCTTACCTTCCTTATACTCCAAAGAGTTTGGAATTATGCCGATGCTCTCACCGTCAACATTTACGCTGACAGTTGAAACAACTCTATTAAGTGTGCCTGCCATTTCTTATCTCCTAGCTTGCAATTTCGTTGACGTTGAATCTAATATTCAGCGGGGCGATGATTGTTCTTACCTGAGTAACCAAAGGAAGAATTGAAGTTATTTGAATCTCACCTGCTTTGACATCAAAAACCACCGTAAGCTGTGATTTATAAATGTCAGCAATAGATCTTCCATCTTCGAGAATACCACCCTGTAAAAGAACATAACCAGCACCGGCTAGAGTTGAGTAATAGCCTGTCATGTCAGCTCTAACACCGCCAATTGTAGCAAAGTCATAACCGCCAACACCTTGACCTAAAGTTAAACGTCTTTGAGCGTAGTCAATCTTCAGTGACTTCCAAATAAACTCTCTTGAAGCTGTAGCTGTATCAACATAGTTAAGATACTTATAAGTAAGATCTTCAAAGCCTTGGTTGTTGGTTTTGTATGTTGTTAACACTTCACCAATAAGAAGAGTATTGTCTGCTAGATTATTACCCATGACAGAAACACCGGAATCTTTCAAATCATCAACTTCTGAACTTGTAAAACCTTCACCACTTGGAACAGTCGCAAGAAGCGTTGCTGTATTAGCGTAAGGTAAAGAAGAAGTATGAACACCGCCTATATTATCAAGCGGAGCAGTAGTAGTCATGTAATCGGCAATTGAAACATTATCTTCAAGCCTAAGAGCTCTTATTCCAGCAAAGTGTGCTGATCTTTCAAAGTCATTTGCAAGAATTGCTGAACCTTTCTTAGTAGAAGAGTCAACCGGCTTGTCGCCAAAGATAACAAATGATTGAGAGTTTTCAGCATCGCCAAGAGTTACAAGATTCGCTTTCGTATCAGTAACGCCAATAATTAAACGACCATCCATAACTGTATTGTCAAGATTGAATCTTGAATCAAGCTCTGTAAGTATTGCGGAATACTCAAGTTCCGAAGGAATAACAACATCAGTTCTATCAACAAGTAAAGCTTCAAGGCCAGTTGTTGCCGGATCGGTAGCACCGCCAGACATTGCAGTAAGAGCAACCGCAACACCAGCTACTTCACCAGAAACTAAAATTGTGTATTTGTTCGCAACAGTTCCACCATTGACAGCCGTTAGAGTCACAGTGCCGGTAGTATTTGAAGCGGTTACAAGTGATTTTGTATCGGCAGTTATCAGAGCTTCTAGTTTATCTCCAATAGTTGTTGCCGTGTCAGTCGTGATAACATCAACAGTATATTTTCTGTCTTCGTTACCAACATAAAATATTAATGAACCCGTTTCAGTAGGAGTTCCAGAAAAAGCAACAGATCCTGTGGCATCAACAGCAGAACCATTGTCATCAAGAGGAATAACATCAAGTCTTGAAGTTTGGTTTGTTTCCCTGAATGCGTTGATCATTGCAGTTACTTGAGAGTTAGCGCCAAATAGCGCATCTTGTGTGTTTAAATCGATATCGACCAAACGAACACCAGAAGTAGCAGAACCGGCACTTGTCATTTGTCCAATGATAGTTGTAGTCTTTGGATCAACTGAGACAGTCGGAGTCTCTGGTACTAGTGGTGTACTTACGTATGGAAAATTAACGGACTGTGCCATTGCTTACTTCCTGTTTTAAAAATAAAGTTTTACCAAGTTCAATTTAGATTCAATTAAAAGTTTCTTCAAATTATACATCTGTGTAATCAATTTCATCCTGAGCAATAATTCTTCCGGTGTCTTCGTGAATGTAATCTGAGTTTATTTTTCTGACTGCATAACTATCAGCAATATAAGTGTCGCAACTCGTTATATTAACATTACAAGCGAAGTCATAACGGTGAATATAATAAGAGGCGTTATAAGTTTCTATACCGTCAGCTATGTAATACATCATATTCATTTTTGACGTTAAAGAAGAATCGGGAATATAGCCAACCAGTAAAGATAAGATTGCATTTCTTAGATCGTTTCTTGCTATGTCCTGACCTTGAACGGCAGAAACTTTATCCTGCACTGGGAATATTGCGAATATGCTTATATTTTCCTGAGTGTGAATAATCCTTGAATCACCTTCTTGGAAAGTTCTTTCAAAATCGGTGTCATTATTTCTATCTCTTGAAGATGCAGTTGCACCTGCAATAACAAAAAGCCAAAGCTTCTCAACTGGTTGAGCTGTATAAGAGTCTAAAATTCTTGACAAATCAACATCAGAAGAAACACAAACATCATTTACATTTATATAAGAAGGCGTTCCAATCAAAGATCCATCAGGAGCGTTAACTGTTGATACTTCAAAATCTCCGGCATTAACAGCGGTAACAGTAAACCTTGAGTTATATCTTGGAAGGTCAAGTTCATTTACTACCGGCGATCCTGTAGGCTCTCCAGTAATAGAATTTGAGCATTCAATTTCTACCTGATATCTCGAAGGTACTGAAATAATAATAAAGGTGTCGTTCCACTCTGCCTCAGTTGCTCCGGTGATTGTAACGGTGGTATTAAACCCTTCTGTAAATTCGTGAACTTCATCAACCTCTATAATTGCACTTTGAGAAGTAGCGGAAAGATTCACAGTAACAGAGTTTATAGAATTTTGATAAGTTAATCCAGTAATAATAACATCGTCATTAACGGATGGAAGATCTTCTGCGCTGACTACGGTCATAACATTTGAAGAAACGCTTGCGCTTGTTCCAGCTTTGAAGTCTCCTGAAAATGAAGGATATGCAACCGGTAAATTTTCTCTGAGGTGTTGTTCTATATCTGGGATTCTCATAAAACTCTCTTTATTTATCTAAATTTACTTTTTTATTTATTTTGTTCAAATTGCAGAAAAGTTTAAAAAGCTTCTTGATTTATATTAAATTGTAATATACA